CTGTAGCTTGTGATGCATTGGGCAATCCAATCATTTGCAAATCATATTTCTTATGTCCTTTATCGTCATATTCCAACGGAAATAGCAAACCATCACTTTCATTCTTTTTCATATTTTCGATTGTGTCCTGATAAACTTTCTTAATTGATGCCTTAGAACTATCCGTAAATAAATTCGTTGGTACCCAACCGACTAAAATTCCTAATGCATTATGTTCTATTCCAATAGCTTCAATTTCTTCTAAATTGCTTGCATAGAAATAACTCTTATAGCAATTTCTTAGATAAGATCGTCCTTGCGGATTGTCTTTAATGCATTCAGTCCTAAAATGTAAAGCTTTTGCCATTGGTATAATAATTTTTTGATTAGTGATTGGATCTAATTGTATCATTGCTTCCAATTCGCCACTTTCTTTATTATATTGCCATTCGTACAAACTTGTTTGACTTCTCAAAGGAAGTTTTCGCCATCCAATTTTACCATCAGTAAATTTTGATCTCATTTTTATATCTGGATTGGGACCGCTCCTAATTTTATAAACCTTTTCCAATAGTGCCCACCCATACGGAAGCATACTTAAAATACTACTTACTACTTCAGCAAATGGAATATTCAAATCTTGCATACAACTTTCTAAGAAATCTGCCTTTTCCAATGCTTGAGTTGATACACCACCAGCTTTAACATTCCAAGGAACCTGCCTACAAAGCATATCAATAGAGAAGAAAATAGCCCCGATAATAGCATCATTATCACGCATTTCTCTATAAATTTTATTTGATTTTGCCAAACTTTTCAATGCTTCTAGCCATTCTTCAGAAATAACACCGCCAAATCGGCTCAATCCGCTACTTCCTACTTCCAAATAAGGATCAATAGCGGTACTTTGTGATGCTGCCTTTTTCATTTTTCTATAATTCATAATATCATCTCCTAAAGTTACTATGCCCCTTAATTGAAAATGGAATAGCAATATCATTATTAATATTTCCAATACAATAATAACTATCTACCATAGAAGCTAAATAATCGTCATGATCGCCAACGGGAAAACTTAATAATTCTGCCTCAAATTCTAATGGCAAATTTTTCATATGATAAACTTGCATGTGTTGATATTTTGACTCTAAAGGCGCAAACCTCGATAATAAATCAACTGTCGAAGGAACGCCAATAACCGGATACTTACACATTCTGCTTATATCTTCGATACAAACCGCTTGATAAGCAATTTTCTCAATTCCAATTTTAATATCATGATCGTATTGATACCATTTATTCGCAATTGAAATAATTTCATCTTTTTGTTCACTAAACGACCATCTGCCTCTCCTTACTTCCAAAATATAGATATCGCCATTAACTTTGTTTTGTCCCATTGCATTAAGAGCGGTAAAATCCGCCGTGGTTTTTTTACTAATCGCCAAATCTGCCCCAATTGCAATGTTAATGTTTGATGGAATATCCGAAATATATTGAATCCACGGACGCTTTACACGCGCGCCCGCTGCACTTACAAACCTTGCCAAAAATTCCCTACTAAATACAATTTCCGTTGACGATAACCGGGCCTTATCAATTTCCCGGCCATCCAAATAAGGATTAGTATAACTATCAAATTGAAAACTCAAAACATCATTATCTTGTGATAATGGCTCATTAAAATATGGATATTTTGTAGGTCTATTTTGCTTTTTCGTTGGATTAAATATTTTTTGCGGATTACCAGGATAACCAGAATTATAAAGCCGGTGAAACCAACCACCTTCTTTAAATGGCGTTGAAATAAACACAGCTTTTCCTTTTCTATCAGAAAGTGCTGGTCTTAGAACTTCAGCCCAAACACTTTCTTTGCAAAAATCTGCCTCATCCATAATCAATAAATCTAATCCCTCACCCCTCAAATTTTCAGGATGGTCGGCACTTTTAAAACTAATTAATCCGCCATTAGGAAAAATGATGGTTTTATCGGCAATATTAATAACAATATCCATTTCTTTTGGCAATTGCATAACAATCATAATCAATAATCGCCAACCAATCATTGACTGTGAATAAACCGGGGCAACCCACCAAACCTTTTTACCTTTTGCTGCTGTTTCAAAAGCTATATTTGCACACATACGAGTCTTTCCCCAACGTCGACCACATGAAAGAACTTTAAAACGTGCATCGCGCCGCGCTACATATTCCTGAAGTGGGTAAAGTTTTGGTAAATGTATTTCAAATATAGCCATATTTATCAACCTAAATTTATAGACTTACAATTTGCAATCGGCACCAATACCTTAATAATTAAAATATCTCAAATAGAATATATACGATATAGTTCGACCGATACTTATAAATAGAAAAACGACAATATAACAATTAACAAAATTTATCCATAATGGAGTAATACAAATGCCAGATACAATAAAAATAACATACGGCGATTCACTAAATGAGGCTCTAAAAGAGATTGATCTAGCATATAACAAAAAGGATCTTCCACGCCACGTTATTTATCCGACTCCATTAATGGCAATGGAGATTATCAAAGTAGGATTCGATACATTGAAATATCAAGATATTTATTATCTTCAGATCCTACAAATCAAAGAAAAGAAAACCACTCATAAAATAGTAATCGGAAAAGAAGATCTTATATTTACATTCAATTCCGAGCAGGAAAAGTTTAGATTTAATCAGCAAAAGAAAAAGAAAAGGAGATGATTTCAATGTTTAAAAGTAACAATACAATAACATTTAATAACTTATCACCGCGACGGAAATTAATATATCTAATAGAAGAATGCGATAATCCATTTTCAATTGTTATTGGAAATAGAAAATATTCGCGTTCATGTATAAAAGCAGTATTCAATAAAGATAATATAATTGATAAAATTAAAGATCATTTACTAAAATGGTGTTTAGATTATGATTCATCCAACGTAGATTATACAAATTGTATGATTAAACAATGTATTGTATATTTATAAAATGGAGATGATTAAATGAACTATCCACAAATTTATTATGAATTATCCAATGAACATAATTGTACGATAGAAGATTTATTTAGAGCAACAATATTTAAATCTTTTATGACTATCGAAAAAGCTGCAAAACTATTTGATAAAGGTTATTCATGGATTGAAATAAAACGATTACTAATCAATTATAAATAAGTAGATTATTATAAAATACAATCTACTATCAAACCCTAAGACTTTACACCCCAAATAACTATTTATAAAAAGGAGATGATTGAAATGACATACCAAGAAATACACGGACAAAAAGAAATAGTCTTTAATAATACGAGTAAATTTGTATATACATTAATAAAAAATCCAAATAAAATAGGATTAATATATACATCCAATTATCAAAAAGCAAAATATTTAATAGAATTAATATATAATAATATATTGTCTATAGATATGAATAATTGTATAACTCCAAAATTATATATTAGTGATTTATCAATTACATTGTATAACAATTCAAGAATTATAACATTTTCACAGGCATCTAATGAATATAGATATTTATGTGGGTATAAAATAGATTATATTTTATTAGATTGTATTCCAGACAATTTATTTATGGGTGAAATATATCACCATATAAATAGGAGTGATTAATAAAACATATGGAATTATTCGTAAAATATTTATATCTTACAATAATAACATTTTATTTTTGTTTATGTATTACATCAAATTTATCTGCGATGCATTAAACAATCATTTTAATAAATTAATCCCATAATAAATCGCGCATTTCTTATGTAACAAAAATTAATTCGCGAATTACATAAGAAAAGAGGGAGATCCCAACTTTGTAAATATACCAAGAATCGATCTTTTAGCATTGCAAAAATCCCTTATTTTTAACACTAACTTAAAGTTATCATATCTACTGCTTATTAAATTCGTATCTCGTATTTTAAAACTTCTCATCGATTGCCATACTTACTATCATGAATCGATTTATTTTGCCATTTTACAAAATCTTATTATAATAATCAGTATTTACAAATTCGCTAGAATGCGTTTTACTTTTTTAAAATACGTTTTTTGAACTTCATTTTTTCAAACAAACTTACTAAATCAATTAACAAATAAGTTGCCCAAATATGATTTTACGAAATAGCATTTTTATAAAAGCAAAAATTCATTCAACCAAAAACTATAAGTAGTAATCAGTTTATAGTATTGGTTATGACATACTACGTTATGAAAATTGGAAGAAAATACAAAACTATTCAAGCCGACAATGATAATGATGCAATAGCTAAAGCTACCAGAAAATTCTGTGATGAGGATAATAAAAAAGTATCTATTCATCATAGTTATGAAGAAGATTAAATAACTTTTTTATTAATATCATTTGTGTAGCTACCAAAAAGTATTAATACTATACTATCTATGCTATTGGTATGCAAAATAAATTCTTAGCCGGTTTGAAAGTAGGGGATGAAGTTGCAATTAGTGGAAACTATTCTATTACATTGCATAAAATAGTTAAGATAACCCCTACTAGACGATTTGAAATTGATAATGGTAATAAATATGATTGTAATGGACATTTAATGGGGAAGCATTATAATTATAGTAGCATTGTACCAAAAGAAGAATATTATAAGAAGATTGAAAGGGATAATCAAGAAGAACAAAAACGCGAATTAATTAAAAAAATCGATAACCATAGATTTACACTTATGTCAATGGAAAAATTAGAGAAAATATTAAAAGTTATCGAAGAATAAACTCTTTTTTCTTTTCTACCAAAAACTACTTATACCAATCATGCTATATTGTAGTTTATGGCAACAATGGCTTATGAAACACCAATAGGAACATTTACCAGAATAGAGTTAGCAGAACAAAAGCTTATAGATTGCGATTTTGATAAATCAATGGTAAAATGCATTATTCTAGGTGATTAAAATGATAGATACTCATTTTTTATCAATTGGAATGAAGTATTTAGATCCTAATAATACATATAAAGCATTACATAATAATGAAACAAATGCACGTATCAATATTAGAGAAGCTAAAAAAGCTCTTAAATCCGAGGAAGAAAATACAGAACCATATACTAAATTATTAGAAAAAATTCAAGTTAATAAGAACGATTTAGAATATATAAAAATTATACTAAATGCAAAGCAACAACAAGATTTTGAATGGACTTGGAATACATACAATGATATATATAAAGTTAAACATACTTGGACTTATGCTTTTTATGGGCAAAAAATGGATATAGACATATTAGAGAATTAATCTTTTTAGCAAAAACTACTTATACTATATGCTATATGTATCTGTTATGGCAAAAAATGGATTAAGCTTTGAAATGTTCATGAATCAAAAAGTGATTACTTCTAAGTATGCCGCGAAATACGCTTTACATCCTGAGTTAATCAATCGCGATGCAATCAAAAATCAATGGGTGGAAGAATTGCACAACATTGCTCGCGAAGGCCCATTATCTCAAATCGCGATTGATTCATTTATAGAGAATTTTGGAGAAAAAATTTTACTTAATACCTTTCGAGGCGTATATGGGAAAGGCTTAATTGGCTATATTCCAAAAGATAAAGTAAATGCTCATTGCCAAAATCCAATGATGTTTTAATCCTTTTTTCTATTTACCAAAAACTACTTATATGAATGCTTCCATGTATAAGATTATGTTAGCATGGACTAAGATAATGGGAAACAATGATTGCATCGCAGAAACAATTATCAACGGGCATTATGAATCTTTCGGCGGATTAACTGAAATAGCCGCATTTTCGCATTTATACGATTATATTTTAAAAACCTACAATATAGAAGTAACATGGGAAAATATACCGACGGTGATTTAAATGAATTTTATGAATAATACTGAAAGGGATGTATGGTTAGCATCTCTAAAAGTAGGGGATTTAGTAGCCTACAATGTTTCTAATTATGGTATAAATTGGAAAGTAGATAAAATTACAAAAATTACCGCTACACGTAGAATAAAAACTAAAAACGGAATATCATTTAACAAAAATGGATCTTATCAAATAGATGATTATTCATCATATACAATGTATCCATACGATGATGAGATTAAAGAGGAAATCGAAAAGAAAAATTTATATAATATTGTAAAAGGAAAATTGCAGAAAAAATTAAAGGTATGTTCTACTTATAATATAGAAGATTTAAAAAAACTAAATGATTTATTAGGAGATAACTAAAACTATCTCCTTAAAAGTTTCAATCTCAGAAAGGCTTAAATATTAGCATAGATATTAAGAGATTATGCGAAATACTACCGGAAATAATGAAGTTACCAAGATTGCCGAAATATACAATCAACCAAAATTTAGTAATTCTTATAATTGGCTATCTTTAGATCCTGAAGATGCTATTTACTCAGCAACAAAAAAATATTCTCAATTATCAAGTCAATTAGCCTTTTTAGAAGCTACCCGTTGGGGAAAATTAACATTTTACAAAATAGTAAATGATGAGGAAAAGCTTCAAATAGTATGTAGTAAATACAATGCTAATACTGAGGCAGTAAAGAAAATACTAACTATAATCCAAGAAAAGTATTTCATCGGAAAAAATAGTAAAACAACGATAACAAGAAAAGATATAAAAGCTATAACTGGATTACCGGCAATTGATACTATGAAAGCAGTATGCGAAATATTAGAAATTCCGGTTTCCCTGCGCGGCATAAATTATGCGCGAAAAATGCAGAAAAATTATCATGCAAATGGAAAGCCTGTCCATTTCGCGAACGATAAAAATCATAAGTTTCATTAAAGGAGATGAATAAAAATGTCTGCAATATCCGAACTTGATAAGCTCTTAGAATCCGAATATATAGATGAAATCGTGAACAACCAAGCTATAAGAGAACATTTAAAGGAGCAACAAAAAACTTACATCGCGAAATTCCAGATTGATATAAACAATTTGTATAAAAAGAATGATAATACATTTTATACAAAAGCATCATATTTAATTAAAGATGGAATTGTATTTAAATTTAATCGCGGTATTCCAGCTTTAGGAGAATCCTGTATAGTAATCATGAAATATGATATAAGAAATAAATACCATGACTATGAGCAAGGAGCCGTAAAAAATGGACACATTATAAAATTGGGAAATGAAATAATGCCATCAAATAGTTATGGCTCAAAACCAATAGTATATATTTATCCAACAAAAACAAATGAAGAAACCAATTTAACAATTACTTTGATATCCGCAAAGCTTCATGAAAAGATAGAATTTCATGAAGATAACGATAACAAAATAGTTGATTTCATAACGGGAAGCGATGTATCTAGCAATGGAGAGTATGGCAATATTCATAGATGTTATATAATAAAGGGAAACCCCTTTATTAATTTATATCATTCAAGAATTTTTTACCCATGTAAAAAATGTAATATTAATGGATATTGTAATTCATTGAATGATTTATGCATGTATAAAGATGTATGCGATAATTGTAATCTATGGCAATATGAATGTGATGCTTATGAAAAATATTAAACATCTTCCAAGATAATAGTAATCTTGGATTTTGTTTTCTCTTTTAATTTGTATCTACACAATTGTTTATATAATGTTTTATTTCCAGTTTTCTTTAGATCGTTATTCCATTGATCCACCAATATATTATAAGCTTCTATCTCTGATGCATTCCCAAAATAACTTGCATTTATAAATCCAGTAATTATTAATTTTCCATCATTAATACCATTTATATAATCGGTATTGTTAAAATTAAATGCCGATACATTCCCAATAAATACAAAATACCAAATAAATAGTATAGTTATAAATTTCATCTAAATCACAAAACGAATAATGTTTTAATAATATTTAAATGTATCGCCAATTACAATTGTATATTATAATTATACGCTTATATATATTGTAAATAAAAAAAGTGCCGGGAATGCACACGTTCCCGGTTTTAATATTTTTTAGTTGCTATAATTATTAATCGTCTAATTTTATATCTACTGATTTCGTCTCATTTTTATCATTATCATTATCATTTTCATTATCATTTTCATCTGGCAAATCCCCCCAAATAACTTTAATTTTAATTGGCTCTTTTCCGCCGCTAACTTGGACTTTATCGGATTGATGCAACACTTGTTTGCCCAACCAAATCAACATCGCAGGATTGCCATGATAACCCTTATCAGGATCGGGAAAAGCTACTTGAAACTGAGCCCTTCTAAGACTCATTTTGCCATCTGCATAACCATTATCCAAAGCTTCTCGCAACTTAGTATCATCTTTTCGCCAATTGATAAAACTTGTCATGGCAATTCCAAGTATTGCGCAAATTTCATATTCAGTACATTGAATTTTTGCTAATCTTTCAATTAAAACATAATCCAAATTATCTTTTTTGGTATTTCTAGTTTGGGGCTTAAACTCATTATCATTTTCATATATCATTATCAACCACCAATCTTAAATGGTTTATTAAGTCCCTTATTCATTCCTTGCATAAGCTCTCTAATTGCCATCAGCTTAAGAGCATCAGTACCAAAGGCTACTCTCCATCCCTCGCGAGAATACCGCCCGCCCGTAGCACTCAAGAAAGTAAATCCCTTTCGATAATTTCTCAGAACCGCATTATAAGAATTGGTATTAATAATAACGTCTATAATGTCCATTGTATTTCTGTCATACTCGGATACTTTAAGCTCTCTAATACCGGCGTCCATTTCAGCATCATTAATAATAACTCTATAAACAAGTTTGTATGCAAAGATACCAGGCATTCCCCAAAGACCGCTAGGTAAATCATCCCCTTGACCATTCCAAGTCTCACATTTTAGCCATTCTTCAGCAACAATATTGTCTTTTTGTGTATTTGTAACTTCCATTTTAATCATCTCCTATAAATTTAAAATGCGTAAAAGGTATAATTTGTATTTAATAAGTTAAGAGTCGGGAAAAGCCCTTAACTAAATTGTAATCCTTTTACGCTCCATGATATTTTAATAAACTTAATGTTTATTACCCTTTTCCCATTCTCGGATTCTTTTAATTCTCTGATTTAATTCTTTACTGTCATTATCAAATCTAGTTTGCCAACCCAAATTTAAATTATCCCAACTATTATTTCTATCATTTATATTTTCGGTTGGTTCATTCATATAATCATCATAAATATTATCAACAGATCGTCTATTTAGCAAATCATCATAGATTGCGCCACATTCAACACATTGTATTTCTTCTTTGCTATTATAAGCCAACGGAAAACCACAATTACATTTTCTAATTATATATCGAATTGTTTTATTTTCCTTATCAACTACCTGCTTATATACAAATTGATTATGCTTGCAAACCCTATAATTTTTTGCTAATCTGCCTTGTTTCCTTATAATTAACGGCAAAGCCATATCTTCAGTTTTATTAGTTTTTGATTTTGTTGATTGTACTAATCTAAAACTTGAAGTTCGCCATTGTCTATTATCGATACTCATAATTAAAGAGCTATTAACTCTTCTCCATTTTACACAATCCTTTAGACTTACCATTTGCAATCGCCATCCTTAACCTAATTACTTTAGATTTGCCATGAATTATTTTATCATGGATTTTATAAGTTGTATTCGTCATTTCTTCAGTCATTATCAAACATTTTGATTTTTTATTTATTCGTGCAACGGAATGAACTATTTCCCAATAATTCCATTCAAACATTGGGAATAATTCTTTTGCCTTTGGTACTAATTCCGTGTAGTTACAATCTGGATTTTTTGATATCAGTAATTTTACTTGCATATCAACAAAATCCGCATTAGATTGCATTTTCATTATTTTATCACCAAAATAGAAATAATCAATAAGGTATATAAAAGTTGTGGTAGTTAATAAAAAAGTATGATTAATATAAAATTAAATTTGTTCAATAAATTCAACTTTATCAATTGAATCTATATTAATAACCGTGGCACCTTCATAAAGAATCTCATGCTCGATTGCATCTTTAATTGTGTTTTCAGATTCATTTTTTGAATCTAAATATACAGTAGTTACTACTTTTACAGTAGAATATATTTTATACATAAACCGGTCTTTCATATTAAACCTTCTTTAATGCACTTGCAGTAAAGATATCTTGTGCAATTAGTTCTATACTGTAATGATCTTCTTTTAATAATTCATGCCATTTAATAAACATTTCGTGTTTGTTTTCAAAATTATGATATGTGGATACTAAATGATTAGATCCTTCTTGTCTATCAATCACATGAATTTTGCATATAAAAAATTGAGTACTTCCATTAACTTTCATCATTAATTACACTCTCCGATTTTCGCGAGGGATCATTCCACAACCAGGATTATATTTATCATAAACTCCTTGATCCCACAATTGACAATTCTCCTTATCACAAGTAGCATATCCCATTTGTTGCATTTCGATTGATATTCCTGCTTTAAATGGACAATTCGTATACTGTATTTTTGAAAGTTTTGTTTTATTTATTTGGGTTTCTTCTTCTCGTTCTATATCATCATTCATTACTAACCCACCTATTTCAAAATCGTCATATATTCTATCATCTATATTACTTTTTGTTGTTTTGTCCATCTTTAAATACCTCGCCGGTTATACTAATTTTTTCTTTTTCCAAATATGATATAAAATCGCTTAAATCACATTCTAAATTTCTGATATCTTCAGCTAACATTTTATCAGGATCATAAGTTTTTAATCCACCATTAACATAATATCCTTCTTTGGTATTAAGGTTATATTCTATTTCAATATAAATTTTAGCCTTAACCATTAAATCACCTATCGTTTTCTTCATTCTCATTTCCGGCACTATTAAAACATTTTAAGCATAATCTTAAATTACTTTCCCCTTCTCCGGTTTCTCTGGTTTTCTTTCCACATTCCCGGCACGTATATACACCAGACTCTTTTTGAAATCTGCTATTCTTTTCCATACAATATGCTATAACTTATCAGTATTTATAGATTTCCCCTAAAAGAGATAATAACTAAAGGTTATCTCCTTTCAACGAATATAGTCATGCTCTCGTTTATTGCCAGATTTTTTGCGTTTGCGTATATCCGTGAGATGTACGGTATCCAAAATTCATCGATGCCGCGCACATTCCAACCTACAATTTCATTGCCTTTACCATATATAAAAGGCCGGTTTTCAATATAATCAAAATTTTTGTATTTCGCCACTACTTTTATACTTTCCGCAAATCTAGTTATCTTGATTGATAGATCTTTTTTCTGATGCACATTTGAAATCCTAACTTTTGGCATTTTTTACCACCCCCTTAACCCATGTACATACGTATATCTATTTATAATTTGTGGTTTACATAAATTCATATCCATGCCTATATTTGCATCGCGAAGAAAACCCAATATCTAATAGTATCTCAGAAATTCCCGCGCGCATAATCGCGCGAAATCGCAAAAATACACGCATATTTCCCAACAAATCCACAATTTAACCAAAAAGCTTATATACACATTAGCGCCCATATAGTAGTATGCAAGAAGATGTTAAGTCCCAAATTGATAGAATCGATATAGAGAAAGCTATTCGTGATATTCAAAATGTAGCAAATTTTATGCTTCAAGAATATGGAGCCGCAAAAGCAAAACAAGAATTAGATCGCGATTTTGCGCCACGAATTGCAATAGAGGCATCAAAAAAATTACTAAATGCTATGCCATGCTTAAAATTTAATGATGATAAAATTGAACACTACGATAGCTTATATAGTGTTAGATTAAATAAATTACAAGATATCATCGATGGTACAAATAATATGTGTGGAGGAAATGAATAAATTATAGATAAATAATTTAATCATTTTTTCCAAATATACATTTATCATAAATTAAACCTACATGATTATCTTTCCTATAGTAGGGATAATTCATACATATAGGTGGGCGATTATTATAAACCTTACATTTATGAGCAAAATTATCAAATTGCTTACATATATAATAATGCGTATTAAATATGGATATATCAGGTTGTAATCTCCATATATCAATATAGTTATATATTGGTATCCAGTTTTCAACAATAAATTTAATATCTTTATAATATTCTGATTCTTTATCTTCGGATAAATATAATTCTTTAAATTTTTCCATTGGAATATTAACGGGAATAACTTTACAACAATTCCCACAACCAACACATTTATTTAATGGTCCATTATAATTTTCCATTAACATCACTCCTTATATAATTTTTCTTCTAACCTATTAATTTTATATTGGATCATTTTTTCAACTGCATTTTTAAATTTGTTATCATTTCCCATAATAACATTTATTTGATACATCATAATAATAACATCTGCATATTCACCAATAAATCTATTATTCATTATTAAATCTTCTAAATCATAAGAGCCTTTATTATGGGCTTCCTTATATTGTAATACCTTAAATATTTCAACTGCAAGCTCATTTAATTCCTCTCCTAACTTCATAAATTGATTTTTTATTCCATATCGGCAAATAGCACCATTTAAAATATTTTCAACCGATTCTAAATTAAAAATATTAGAAAACATTAAGTCACTTCCTTAACATTTTCAATAATCGTATCTACACCAGTTAAACTTTTTCTTATCATAACGGCCCTCTGCATATTCTCAATGTAAGTATGCCAGAGATCATGTCTATTTTTACAAAGTCCTTGTTTAATTAATTTTCCTACCATCTTATCATATACAGTATAAACTATCTGGTATTCATCATTACCTAGTTTGTTTTCTTCCAATTGCATTATTTTTTCAGCTTTTCGATTATCAATAATGCCGGGAAACTCTCTGCAATTCACTATATATCTAGTTTCCCATTTATCAATTTTCCATTCTGGTATCTCAAACTTCCATCTAGAATGTCTATTGAGGTGTTTTAGAAAATGCATATAAACACTATCTACATGTTTATTGAATGTAGTTAATAGTTCTTTCATTTCACTTGTTAATATAATTCCCGTTGGTTGATTAGATTTCATAGTTAAACACTCTCCTTTTTTGCGGCTCCTAATAGCCCATATCCGGCAATATCAGCAAATGCACTTTCATTCCCTTGATCACCGTTTGCAATCCTAAACAATTTATCTATGATCCTGGTAACAACTAACAGGTTATCATAATCTTCTAATTTTACTCCATTCGGATAAAGTTTTCTAAGTACATCGCCGGAATTATGGAAACTATCACCATATTCTATTTGCTTCCTAAATACCAAATCGGCAATTTCTTTTGCTGTTTTTGTATACATATTAGTACATGTATCCATACTATCATATCCAAAAAAATTTAAGTACTTGTCACAGTACGTTTATTTATTCGTCTATCCATAAACTGTACGAGATTATATATATTAAATGTATCACCAATTTTGCGCCACGTATTATACATTTTTTCAACCGGCGTTACATTCAATTTGTTAATATTTACAACCGTACATTTATCAGTTGTAAAATCAATTAATCCACAATTTCGTAATTGTTTATCAATTGATGTTAATACTAATTGCTCATTTCCTGATTCCTGAACAATACATTCCCCTTTAATTACAACAGTAACCTCATAATCAACTGTGTAATTCTTTTCCCGGCTACTATCATTAGTACTCATGCAATCCTCACATTTTTATTAATATTAAGTAATCCCATTTCACTAAACCAATTTTGTGCCAAATTTACATCTCCAATTATTCTGCAAGCAGTAACTATATCATTCTCATATATATGGGCTTTGCTCGAAATCGCCGTAATACTACCAACTTCTATATCTTTTGGGAGTTTGACCTCATCAATTTTACATCCAAATATAGATTTAAATACATTAGATATATCTGTTAATATATCATTATATTTATTTAATACTTGATCTATATACTCATTTCCAGATCTATATAGATTAGGCTTCTTTCTATATAGACTATTTATTTTATTAACCATGTATATATTAAGTCTTGCAAATAAATACATGTTCTCAGGCCACGCGCCAAACATATCATTACTCCGAATATACAACACCATATTTAATTTATCATCTCTTATAACACAATCAACAATTAATAAACATGGGGGATGTCCGCCCATTTCATCAGTTTGTATTTTCCAAGTTGATGCTATTGCCTGTCTGTTATTTCTATCCCTTACCAAAGTTTCACAAATATAATTTATCTGATCATATTCTACATCATCCAAATATTCATCTGTTTCTTCCAATGTCGGAAAAGCTCTAAGCCTTTCTCCATATGTATAATCATGGCCTGTTGCCCTATTCTCTATAACATCATTAGCATATTGTTCTAGTGCCGCCTCCGAAGGCCATAAACTCCCTACCGGTACCATATCAACCAATGGTGTTTTTACGGTTACCATTATCGGCTCCCTAGCTTCTACTGTATTCACTTCTTTTCCATCAACCTTAATTTTTACATGCTGCCCATGTTCCATAATCCTTTTTAATACAATGGGCCATGCTTCTTTAATACTATTTGTTTTAATTTCCATAATTTATCTCCTGAGATTCCTTATCAGATTTTTAATTATATCAATAATAGATATTTTCATAATACATACCACAACATGAGTAATACCTATTATATTTTCGTTCCGCTTAAAATCATTTATATCTTTTAATGCATCCTTTCGCGATAATCTAATCACTCTAGGATTCCCATTTACACATCCAGCATATACATACATTCAAACCACCTGTTTATAATTCATTGTATATACATATGGAATATTTTTATCCAAACTTGGATACAAAATATATTGTTCCAATTTTACGACACACGATAACATTTTTGCAATGCGATTTACCATTAGATACGGTTTAAATATCTTTGGTACATTTACATTTTTATTAATAATATCCTTTACATGATCCCATAAACTTCTATACTCTAAATACTCCATACTAACTGGAATATCTTCTTTTTTTGTTTCACTCATAACAGTAGTCATAACTTCAAGTATTAACTCATCACGAATTCTTAATATCTCAAAATTCCAATTTGCAAATACTCTATCGTTAAATTTTATACGTTTTGCAAATTGTATTGGCTTTAATGTCACACGCCCATAATGTAATAATCCCCGTTGGTTAATATCCATTAATTCAGATTCTACCATTTATTTCACCTCACGTTTATTATAGTAAAAGGATTCTACAAACTCCCAACCAATATATAAATTATCTACATATGGTGTAGTAATATCAATGAAATTTTTATCGAAATCATTTATATATCCCTTATAAACGCACTCAGGATCTCCATTAGGACATATAAAAATTATTTCCTTTTTATGTGCATTCAATATATCTATTAATCGATCATTGATTTTCATCAGTCACACCTCAAAATTAAATAATGATAACTGCTTATGACTATTAATAGTTTCCGGTTTGCTATGTTTTCTTCGTACTCGCGGCGCATCAATCCAGATCTCATTATCGAGAACACCAAAACAATTTAGGAACCTTTTTAATGGCTGGAAAAATTGCTTTTCTACATAATACCTGGTATCAATTTTCAATCCATTAGCTAATATATATTCCGGTGTATCTGCACGATCTGAAGCTTTTTCAGCACTTCCTGTATAAATCAAATATTGAATTCTATCACCCAAAGTTAAATTTATCCCTCTTGCCATCATTTTCTTAGCAACTTTAATATGGACTTGTTCAACTTTATACAAATTCGATGATTTTGTATACTTTCGGGTAATAATCAAATCCTTGACATCATCGATACAATTAAATTTACTTAAATTTATAATTTCCTTAATCGTTTTTGCGGCTATATTTACCGCCTCATCTATATTATCATACTCTAGCACCTGAGTTATGCAAGCCTTAAGGGTTTCCCCTACCCTTGGTGACCAATCACGGCGTTTTGTTTCCATGCCGGATGTCGCTATTTCTTTCTTCCATTCTCCTTTTACTAGATCATATCGTAACATTGCATATTTCTTTTTTTGTTCAAATACAATCCGTTTTGCAATTTTTTCATATAATAATGCCATTGGTTCCGGCAACCTCTTAGTTGCAATTTCTGCTATTTTTTCACCAATGGCCTTAATATCGTCCAAATTCATAGCTCCATAATTACAAAAATCTTGTTTACATTCGATAAATAATGAATCCGTGTCTCCATAAACCACATTTACCCCTACAAATTTTAGAGTATCATCGTTATAATCTATTTCTCCGATTTCATCTTTAGTAAAAATCTTCCCATCTCTAATTATCAACTTTCCCAAAGTATTAATCATTTCTTTAGTATCGAGAATATTTTTTCGTCCAAAACTAGTAACCGCGCTTGCAATATCAAGGATATATAGACGGCTCCGAGTATAACCAGTATAACCATAAAAACTATTAAGAAGTATCTTAATAGCATATTGTTTAGCATCCAAATAAACATATTCGTCACTTTCCTTATCCAATTTTTTCATATCTTTTTTAATTGCCATTCTTTCATTTAACAACTCCAATAATATCTCAGGCACTACACCTATTTGGACATCGCGATTAACAAATGTACCACCTACTACCGCTTTATGATTTGGCACATTCATAAATTTATTATCCAAGATAATTGTATCGGGGCTATAATTTTGGGATATCATGATAGTAGGATACAAACTTCGATAATCAACTACAACCACATCTTTAAGATATCCTTTTTTCGGAGTTAATATAATGGCTCCCTCATATTTTACTTCTTCATCTTCTAAGCTCCCTTCGATTTCCGGCTTCATGGCTATAACTCTATTTTGCAATATAAATTTCTTCATAATCAGCATATCAATTTTTCCGGTTTGCCCACCATTGATGCAATCCTGAAGAAGCAACCCGGTTTTTTTGCTAATTGCTATAAATCTATCCAGTAATTTTGTCTTTTCTAATAATTTTAATACCAAATGTGCATCACGCCGCGCATAATCCACAACTTTAGTAATACTTTCAACGGTATTTTCAAGCCAAAACTTTTTCATATCTCGGATATCAAGATCAATTTTATCCCATTTTAATAATTCATGGCTTACTGTTCGCAGAGTATAATTCTGATAACTATAATTTTTTCGAATTAATGGCAACAAATCTAAAACTACTCTTCCCGTTATTTGGGTTTGTTTTGACATCGCGAGAGTCTTAATATAAATCATAGATTCATTTCTTCCCCAACGACAATCTATACCATTTTGAGCATATCGGGCCGCTACATAAGGAAAGTCAAACTCATCTATATTGTATCCGATAATAATATCTGGATTATAATCTCTTACAATTTCCGTCAAATAACGTAAAAGGGTAGTTTCCCCCCGGAAACCGATAACGTCATTTGCCATAGGTACATTTTTTGAAGCTACCAAAACCATAGTTTCATTTTTTTGGTAAGTCGGACTAAATGCCAAACTTGCCATAATAATTTGATCATTGGTAGCTTCAGGCATTTTTCCAGAATCCGGCGGTAGCATCTCAAAATCTATAGACAAAATTTTCAATTCTTCATTTTTATCATAATGCAAATTATTACAACAATTATCAATATATTGCATTCCGCCAATACCTTTATCAATGATAAATCTATTCTTGTAAAGGATATCTGCCTCAAAAATATCGGCTATGCCGGGAAAACGCTTAACCTCATCTCTGAGAAATCTTATATTTTTAGGATCATTTGTATAAATTCTAAGCATTTTTTGCTTTTCAATTTGATAACCTAATGGCAAAAATTTTTCACAAACTTCAACTTTAGTTATAGTTGCATTCATATTTAAATTAGCTACAATTTCAGGAATGCGTTTATTATCCTTTAGTAATGCATACAGATAAGGATAAAAGTTATTATATTTAATGATTTGCCCACCTACTCCGAAAATTTCCAATTGGTTTTTTCTACTCGTTATGTCTAAAATTTGCATCATAATTTAACCTCAAATCTTTTCAAAGTTGCCTGTTGATTATTGTTTGCCCACTTCATGATTTTATCTAATAATATACGCCGTTTTTCTCTAATAGAATATTCTCTTAATTCATAAGGTTTCATAAAAAAGAATTACCCTGAAAGCTTATAAGCTTTTCGGTAATTTAGAAAATAGAAGAAAAAAGAAATCCTATAGTATTATTTCAGTTTTCCAAACCCAGATAATAGCGAATATCCAAGTTACTATCATCTACATATTCCCTTATAGCCGATGCTATAAGCTCACGATCACACTTTATTGCTTCAGCTTCGCATTTATCCATTGCTTCTAATAATTCATTACTAAATTCCTTATATGCTGCATCAATAGCATTTTCATCATTAAGATCAACTCCCTTATCAACTAATAATGCGGTTTTTGCTTGCTCGCGAATATCGGAGTAATCCCCTATATCATCAGTATTCGCGAAAATTTCATCTTCATTTACCAAATATCTAATACTGAAAATCGATATCTTAGAATAATCAAAATTTACGCCGTAACTATCCCCGGACTGCCTAAATTGAATAGCTGCATTAAAGGGATATTCCTTAGAATTATTCTCATTAGTTTGCTTTACAATTTTCGGGAATATATGCAACTCCCAGGAACCATTTAATTCATTCGATATTTCAGAAAAATAGGCATTTACTAATGCCTCTTTGCTTATCGCGATGTAAATTTCTTCCATGTTAATCAATCCGTAAATTCGGTATTTCTATGGCATATCATACTTTCAGCTTTAAATAACTTTTCATCCCTACAAAATGCTATCGCGTCGTTTTCTGATAATTGTTTAGTTCTAATTCGCGAGCATCCTAAGCATTTTACAGGGATCGCGATTAATAACTTAGATTCTGGTTTCATTTAAACCTCATATTGTTCTTTAATCTTTTTTACATCATTAACCATACTAGAGCCTCACATTATGATAGATTGCCATACCGGTTTTCTTATCCATTCCGCCGAAAACGGTTTCTTTTTCAGGTTGCCGTGGAATTTCGGTTATTGGTTTTCTCATTTCAGCCATTACAATTTTTGCTTTTGCGTACAATTCAGCATTTCGGTTTTCTATTTCTTCTAATATGCTTGCCATAGATACCCCTATAACCTTGAAGTATTTAACACTTTTGGTAATTAGAAAAAAGTACAAAAATCGGTTATTCATTAGTATATCCTAATTGTTTTAATCGCATATCAATTTTATGCATTAAATCACCATAATAATATCTTGTATCTGATCCTTGTGAGCATTCACAAAATGCTTGATCGTATTCATCATATTCATTTAATAATTTTTCAATTTCTTGTTTTGTTGTTTCTTCTTTTATTTCGGTTATTAATTCAATATATGGAATGTAAAGCTGATCCTTTTTAGCCTTTTCGATTAAAAAATATCGTGCTTGCTTCTCAGTATAAGCATAAATATCAATTACATGCAAAAAGCTCTTATATCCAACCCTAAACGAGAATTTTACTTTTTCTTTTTTGGTTACATTTTCAGATTTTACTACTTTTCCGTTCGATACAAGTATTTTTGCCATGTACCACATATAAGCAACTTTTTCTATTTAAGGATTTCCCTCTTTTTTGTATGCTATTTTTCTTATGTAACAAAAATCGATAGCTAAAGAATAGGGCAGTTACATAAGAAAGGAGAGAGTACCCCTTGATTGCAGCTCCAAACTCTAGGGAAAGCCTCTTAGCATATCGGTTATATGGGTTGCCATAGCTTCGCGCATTGCCGAATTATAAAAATAAACTGTCGTAGATAAAATATATATACTAAAAACCCTATGCTAAGAAGCATATAAAGCATGGAGATTTATTAATATAATATTTCTTTTAAATAAATCTTTGAATAGCGAAAAGTCAACCCACAGAAGGCTTATAGCTCCATGATCTCAGGATTTGATAGACCGGAAGTTAAGGGGTTAACTATTTGGCATTTTTACAACAAAATAGATTAATAATATAAATATGAATATCAATCAATAAAAAACTAAAATCAATAACCATCGATACATTACTTCTATAGGGCAACGATACATTATAATAGCTTTATTCTTGTTTTGAAATAATTATAGGGATTCTTTGTAATGCTAATAAAATCGTCATTGGCTAACCATATCAGGAATTGCTCAATTGACAAACCATCAACCAGGGGAAATGTAGTTTTTATGATTTCTTCAACTGTTGTTATCTTCGCGATACCACATTTTTCTTTTATTGTGGCCCGCACATACGCTTTTAATCTTTGTATTGTGGTTTTTGGATCTACAATATTTTTATTTTGTGATAACTTATTAAAAAAAGTAGTTATAGTATTATTCATATAAAATGCTAATGATGTTTCATTGGCTGATATTATTTGCAAAGAATTTTTTAAAATTCTAAATATTCGCTTGCCTTCTATATCGCGAGAATTTACATTAAATTTATATAATATTCTAGCATTGAATTTAGTTAGTCGCGAAATTGCACTTTCTAAATTCCTAGTACATAATGCTATAGCTACATTCTCTCTAAAATATGCATTATTGTAAATGACTATTCCAGCTTTCCCGGTATCCAACGGGAAATTATTTATAGCATTAGCTCCATGTATCATTCTAATCAAGGTTCCTTAAAGCCTTTTGGTAGGTAGGTTGCCAGACCTACCAACCCAAACTTTTTTATAATACCGTTATCTCTGATCAGTTAAATACTTTTTGCTAGAAAAATATAACAGAAAAAATAAATTTATAATTCAAAAGATATTGTGGTTTCGCATTCTTGAATATTATATTTATCGATATAAAAATACGTATTTATCCCACATGCTTCTAAATGCAGTTTGCAAAGTTTGCATGGTTCTGTTGTACAATACAGGATACTATTTTTGATCGGAATACCAAAAATTGCAGCTTGTAGAATACAATTCATTTCTGCATGTATTGCTTTACAATCCTCAAAATTCTTGCCATGTTCCGGTTTTGAGCATCCGACACCCTCATCAATACAATGTGGCTTTCCTGGTGGACTTCCATTATATCCAGTGGTTAATATTCTATTATCCTTAACTAAAATAGCACCAACCTGCCGACGCTTGCAGGTTGATCTTTTGGCAATTTCTTTTATAATATTAAAAAAATAATCGTTGGTTGATGGTCGAATCAATTAAATCACTCCATTATTATCTACTTCTTCGGGTTTCGGGAATATTATTTTGACTGATCCAATTTTCTGAAATATTCCAATATCACTATATACGATTTCCACGTTCTTGATTTCGGCTCCGATTGCCTTCTTAAGTTCTTTTTTCAAGCTCAAATTTACATCCTCCGATTGTTTACCATATTAGGCTCTTAATATTTATAGCTATCCATACGATTATATAGAACAATAAAAGAGCAACTATAATAGCTCCTAGTATTGCAATTATGGAACCAACGACTGAAGGGAAATAAGCTTTCCCTATCCCACCTTCAATTATTTGTTTTTGCTGTTTTTGAATATTGGGATCTTTCCAATATTCGGATTCTTCTTTAGGTGTCACAAATTTTCGTTTTTCCATTTAAATCCTTTTCCTCATTTAATGTATTATCTACAAATGATTTAACCTTTAATAGTGTAGCATATCGCTCATTCTCTGAGTCACTACTTTTCTCATTGATTACATCCTCATATAACATTAATGCATATTTTAAATCCTTATTTCCCTTCAGCATTTAATCATCCCAAATACTTTTTATCAATACATGATTGTATATTGTTTTATACATACAATTTTCTTCATAATTATGATGAGTTGCTATTACATTAGCAAAAATACCATATGGTACAATTCCTTTGGTTTTCTTAAATACTCTAATTTTTGCCATTTTTTTATTTGCTGCATGAATTTCTACTGCATATAAATTTTTTATCATTCTTCCGTTTTCATCGTTTAAAAATGTATTTCGCCAATTCCTATCAGTATATAAAATCTTTGTATCCATGTTTAAGCTCCTTGTTCTACTTTTGCTCTGACATCATTCTCATAATATGTTTGCAGTTTTCCCTTAAATACTTTTTCCCCGACTGATCTTTCTTCATCAGAATAAACTTTGAAATTGTATTTTCCTGATGGATTGCGATCTTCCCTAGAATCGAGGAATAAGAGAGCAACCCGATCCACCACAAGGCCACTATAGCGGAGCAAACAAGCATATCCGCCGCAAACCTGAGCATCGTACTCTGGATAGTAAGCCCCGGTTTTAAAATCGATCAAATATATTAATCCATCGATTCGGCAAAGTACATCGAGCCTGCCAGCATAAGGAGTTTTGCCATCATTGAATAAAACCATTTCAGTTTGCAATGGCTCAAATGTGGAATGTTCTGCAAGAAATTTATACCACATTTGCATAGGCTTATTAATTTTATACATTTTTTCTTCATGGGATACATTCCAGATAGCAATATCTGGCATATCCAAAATATCTTCAGTATTTCCGACTCCGAAATCATCATAAATAGCTTTGGCAAGTTGAAAATGCGTGGCTGTCCCAAAGTTTGCAGCATTCCCGGCTTTTCTTTTGTATGGCGGCATAGATAAAGTTTTCTGCCATCCGTTAACGGTTGATACCGAAGGATGATAAATTTCATCTTTTATATACCATCTAAGCCCACTTTCTTCAATTACCTTGTAGTTTTTCATTAAATTTCCTTCCCGCATTTTTTGATATAATCGAGATATTCTTTCATATTTATCATATAATATTTACCAATAAGCCTAATTACATTATATACTTTATCTCTTTTAATTTCAATACATTGTGAATTATGTGATTGTATCAAATTTGAAATGTATTGATTTTCAATATTTTGCAATCTATTAAGAATATAATCATCAATACATTCCCATTTAGTAATCTTGCCTTTCATTTTATTTTCTCACATCCAACAATTTAAAAGTTGCCTTATCATACATCAATTGAGAATATTGTAATGATATATATCTATTTTCCACATCCTTTAAAAATTTTAAGTTTTAGATTCATTCTTTTTCTCCTGAAATCCACAATCATTATATTTCCACAGATTGCAAATAAAGCCTGTCTCGCATTGATATCTATCATCAATAGAACATCTTAGAGTACCTTTAACTTTTTGATTAACTAGTCCCATAATCTTATCAAATATTTTAGTCGGAATTTTAACGCCATGCGAATAATTTAAAGATGCTAATAAGGTTCTAAAGATCTTTAAATTTCCGCCATGTTTGCAATTCCAGCAACCATTTACCGTTTTTGATGTCTCGATTCCTGGCATTTATTTACATCTCCTTAGCAATATGTAATTATGAAATCTTTTGAGCCACATAATTTTTTATCTTCATCTATACCTTTGCATCCTTTCGATATAAAGGTTTTGATTGATTCTTTTGTAATTCCAGATTTCCCACAATTTTTACATTCATAATGAAATTTCATCGAAGTCATTTTCTCACCATATTATTTTTATTGCATACATTTACATTATTGCTATTTAAAGTTTTCTCCTATTCTTTAAGTTAGACTGCTTGAAAAACAAAATCGATAACAGTAACGCTTGAAGAATTACCCTACATTTCTAATTGAAATAGAGAATAAATTATGATGTTATCGATTCTCGCCCAAACGAAGAGTTTAAAGGTTATCACTCCCCCCCTATATATTATTTTTTTACAATATTCTATTTTATTTCTCTCTCTTTTCTCTCTCTTTATATTATATATATATATTCTTTTTTGAGAATCCGCGAGAGATAATAGAATATAGGAGTAAAAGGAAGGAGAGAGAAATAAAAGAAGAAAGAAGAAAAAAATAATATATAGGGGGGGGACTAGAAAGGTTTTAAATTTCCGTTTGAAGCATAATCGTTATCAAGTAAATTTATTCTCTATTTCACTTGAAAATATAGACAAAAATTGATATGCTGCCTGATAACGATTTCAAATTTCAAGCAGTCTGAACCGTTTATTAAATTCGCATTTTTTATATTTATTTGGCAATATATATCTTAGTATATACTTTGAATCAATTTTTTTAAAATCTGAGATTGCAATAATTCCAGAATATTGTTCTCTAAACATTATCTCAGGAACAAATTTACATTTTAATATCAATTCAGCAAATAAGTTATCGGTTGTAGCCTTTTCAATTTCTGATGTTTTAAAAATACCCGGATTAGCTTGCCTAATCATATTTGAAATATCATAAATAAATTCATTTACAGTAACTAATTTATTGTTCTGATTTGCAATAAATAAAATTCTTTTACCTTCCAATTTGGTAACTCCAAGTTTATAGAATTTTGCTAAGTATTTAGCCATTTGATGATAATTCCATTTGCCATCTATCATAATATTATCTTTTATAAATTTTGTGTAAATGTCCATAAAATCACCAGTTTGTAAAATAATCAAATTAACATTTTCAAGGAGGATGAAAAAGGGTAAATATTTTTACCCTTCAATCTTGGATTGCCACTTAACAAGTTGAGCATTAAATTTTGCAATCACAAGTTCGTCATACTCGATTTTTTGAGTCTTAATCTTGATATCAGTTTCAAGATTTGTTGTTGGCTTTTCCGAATACTTAGTTTCCATTTTTGCAAGTTGTGCCTTTGCAGTTTCCAGCTTCTTATTTCTGAGAATAATTTTTGTGGTTAACTTCTCAATTTTTCCCTTGATTGTATCTGGATTATATACCTGTACTTTTGCGGCTCCCTTTTCCGTTGGCATTAGCATATCAATATTCTCGATATCCACTGTAATCATAGCCTTTACGGCTGTGATATTTACACCTGTTCTCTTTACCTTCGCGGCAGGTTGCCCAACAGCTTTTACAATCGCAAGATATTCAGAATCATATAGCCTTCTAGGTGGTGCGTCAACCAGGAACTTGATAAATTGATATCTCATTGCACGGCTACACTTATTTGTAATAATCTTTGCAAGTTTAATTTCCCCAAAGCTTGCAATATGTGGTAGAACGCTAATTATCTGATTAAATGCAAATCTCGTATAATAGAGGCTTGCAATAGCCTGCGCACTATTTTCAAACTGCGCTAACACAACACCATCAAATACCGCTTGTCCGTTTGTGGTTTCATTATCAATTTGTGGTGCTACTCCATCAATTACCCCATAATACCCATTCCTAATATTTTCATCACGAGGAATAACTACGGCGTTCATAGATTCATTCTCATTTCCCGGTATAAATTCTAGTTCTTCAGCCATTTTTTAACACATCCATATTTATATTAATATTCCATTTTATTCATCGATTTTAGAGCTTTCCCGATTCTTTACATTTGCTCCATTCTTTCCTTTCTTTTCATTGTATTTATACTTTTCTCTCATCTCATTTACGATGAATTTTAAGGCTGCAATCTCCTTATCCATTCTGATTATCGTTAATTCAAACTCGCATTCTTGACACATTCATATCACCAAAAATATAAAAATAATTTATGCTTTCGGATACTTAAGTCTTTTTTGAATCCTTTTTTCCAAAAGATCAAATGTGAGATCCACAAACTTAAAATTCCATGTATCCTTTGGAATAAAACTGTTTCCAGTTGAATTTGTAATAATTTCAATTTGTGTTAAATTTTTTACGTATGGTATAAAGTCGCGGGCTGTTCTAAGAGCAATAGATAATTTCTTGTGCCATGAAGTTATTCTTTTCCCATAATCATTAATAACTTCAACAGTATATCCGGTTTTATGGTATCTAATATCATTTTTCATTTAAATCACCAGTTGATTAATAGCTAATAACATGGTTACAGTTGATTGTTCTAATAACTTTTCAAATCCCAAAATCTTGTCAATCATTTGTATTTCTCCATTACTTATTAATAGTATGAATTGTACTAATTACATCATTTATTGGATAATTCAATATTCCTAATGAATCCGTAGCATTTAATACCTTCTCAATATTTAATACCTTCTCGATTTTTGTATCTATATTTTTCATTGTTTCATTTAATATTTCAAGTTCATCCCTTAGATTATCAATACAATCGTTTATTTCATTCTCCCTATTAAGGCGAGTACATCTAATACCATTATCTTCAAATGCAGCAATACATTGTAAAGTACAATCTCTATCTATATATGAACATTTCATACTATCCACCTTTTGACATCTAATACCATGTTTCAATTACTATTTAACTCTTTTGGTTATTCATCTCTTGTAATTCCTTCTCATAACCATTCAGTATATTTATACAATCCACCATATCCTTAGTCTGTATTTTGCAATTGTTAATAGTACATTTACCACATAATACATTTTGCAATTTTACAAATCCAATTGCAAACTCATTGATGATATTTAGATTTTGTTGTATACTCTCCTCAGTTTTCATTAATAATCGCCTCTCTCATGAAATGGCATTCCATTTCCATGAATATAATCGTCATTGTCCGATAGTCTTTTTCCTTTGTCGGTTATATGATAATTTCCATTTAAATCTTTTTTATAAACTCCATTTTTTGCTAGAAATTCGATAAAGTCTTTAATCGGCATTTCCGTACATTCTAATGATTTACTATCGAAATATTCTTTATACATCTAAATTACCTCTCATTACATTTTTGATATGGATTAACTCTTATATTTTCCCGATTTTTAAATCTCTTATATCTGCAAATTCCACAACCTTCATTAAATGAGCTTAATCTATTATCAAATTTACCACAATTTAAACATATTTCTTTATCCTTTGATAATTTAAATTGCATTCTTATTCCTTCTTTTGTCTTTTTTGATAATTGTCCCTTGCATATTTTCTCATTTATTCTTTATGCGTTTGATAATAATCTCTTCTGGATTTCAATATTTGATCTCTATGTATTTTTTTATATTCTCTTTTCCGTCTTTTTTGCTCTTCTGTATATATTCGTTTCCCCTTTTTTTCTATACCTAGTAATTTTTTATTCTTACATGATTGCAAGAATCCCTTTCCTGGCACAACTACCACATTTTTAGCTTTCTCATGTAAAAAAATAATATATTTATCTAACTCATATAATCGAATTTGTTCTAATTGGTAATCAGTATATTGCATCTAATATCCCAATCCCATATTTAATAATTTTAGTTTGTTACTTGTAGTTTCGTGTGCCAATGCAATTTCTAATGCATCTTTCCAGTTGTATGCATCAAAAATTAAGGGAAATATGCTTCCCGTAAATGATGCGCTAAATTCAAATTTATCATTTGTTAATGATCGATCAGTCATTTAGATCACCTTGCAAGCTTCATCAAACCAGCAGTAGAAAAGCTTTATCTTATGCTTTCCCATACTATTATATCTTTTCCAAAAACTCAGACACGCATTATCAAGGAAGTATGTAATTCCTTCATCTGTCGGAGTCCGTGAAATCCGCCCATACATTTGCATCATGGATGTAGCAGACATCGTATCATACCACTGATTAAATCCTTTTCGGGCCTTGTCATAAGCATTTCTGGCCTCTGTATATTGATCCAACCATGCCGCCGTAGGTAACTTTGCCACAATATTGACTTTAAACTTCCCCCCCTTCAAATCCACTCCTTCATCCATTTTTACACTGAAATATAATATATGATCTGCATTTAGAAATCGATTTAAACATTCCTTTCTAGTCTTTTTTGTTTGTAAAATTATCAGTTTTGGATCAATATACTTAATAGTTTCATTATATAATAATTGAGCAACTGGGTAAGAATTTCCACAATGCACAATTACATTATGCTCTTCTCCTTCAAATAATGCTGCAATTATCTTAGCCATTTCTTTAGCAGTCTCATCCCTTGTTTTATAACTCATGCTTCCGCACTTCAAAAAATATGCGGGCCTTATTTCTTTAGGTATCGGATGTTCAACATTTACAATAGTGTAGGGCTCATCTGTTAGCATTTCTGTCGTTGGCGTTCCGCTTGCCAAAACCACAAATGCTAAATTATGAACCAATTCTTTAAATGGTTCTTTTGCAGTTATCAATTTGAAATGCTTTACTTTTACCTTTTCCATATACTTTTTTTCTTTATTCCATTTTTCAACTTCATCCAAAGTAATAACGTATGGTATATTATTTTCTATATATCCCAATGCCTTATATACGGCATGTTTTTCTTTCATCGCCGCTCTAAGTTGAATTTTTAGTATCTTAACTCTATTAAAATCCACCTTCTTAATATCAAAAAATCCGCCTATAAAAGCAGATTCGAAAATACCTTCAATTTTTCCTTCCAATTCATCAACTAACTCTGTTAATATATCATATCTTTTATTTAACCATTCATTAATATTATTTCTGTCGCATTCTATACTCAATTCTATTTCTGCTAATTGTCTCAAGGCACTTTCAATGCTTGAACTTTCATCAATAAATAAAGCATTGACTCTTCCTTTGATATTTTTATCGTACTGTAATCTTGGAAAAGTCGTGTATCCCAAAGAACTATTATCGAATACTTCTTTTGCTTTTTTATATTCACATTCCTTGCAAACCGGAATTTTTGTATTCTTTCCGCTCATGCAATCATCAGCGGTAAGGCCCGGATTTAATGCACATGGATAATTAGCTTTCCCAATTAAACAAGGAACATCGGCGTATTTTGGATTATGCGAAAACTGATCGGCCAAAGCTACCAATGGAGTCGTCATTAGCGTAAGATCAATTCCAAAATCATAAGCCAAAATCTTAGCCACAATCATAAGGATTAGAGTTTTACCGCTTGCCGTTGGCGCTGGCAATTCGACTAATTTTTTCTCATCTTGATAAGCATTAACTATATCAAGAATAGCTTTTCTCTGTCCATCCCTTAAACTATCATAGGGATTATATTTATCCGCCAATTGGTTAATTTCCTCATTGCTAAATAATCTTGTCATAGATTACCCCTTTACCGTCTTACTATATAATCTTATCTGTAAAAATCAGTTAAAATGGAAAATATTAAAAATTTCTATTTTCCTGTAATATCTTTGCGCGATCCCCATCTTTTCCAAAATTTCCACCATTGCTTATCCATTTTGGATTTCAATCCATGAATTTCCTTTCTCAGATTACAATTATCACTATATAATATTTCATTTTCTTTTACAAAATCTGTATATGTACTATCTATAACGTCTTTTATATTCAATTGTACTCTATGTACTAATTTAATTTCTGTTGGTATTATCATCTTTCCATTTATCGTCCCACCACCAAACACCTGTATTTTTTCTTGATATATTGATGCATCACCACATATTTCTTTTGCCAATACATACCAGGTATTTGTATCATTTATGCATTTATATAGATTTAATGTCGTTATATTGTTATATGGGCATTTCATTTTAATCACCTATACTTTATTAAATAATGAACAAATATGCTCATGAATCAATCCATCAAAATTACAGGCATCATTATCTTTTCTCTGATGCATGCAAACTTTACATGTATAAAGTACCTCAAAAGTAATTGCTTCGCCAAAATATTTAACACCATCACCCTTAAAGTATTTATCGCATACCACTATTTCAGTATTTCCATTTTTTACATTTCTAATCATTTCTTCTATATTAGAAATGTCTATATCTTGCAGTAATTTATCCGATACTTCAATATTTTTAATATCTGGTAATAGCATTTATTTCACCTCAATTTTGTAACTTGGTTTTATCGGAATATCCTTTGTCATGCTTACAAATACCATCACAACTATATTTAACTTTTCCTATACATTTTGCGCCTTCTCTTGATTGGATATATACTTTAGCATTGCAAATATTGCAATGTCCCAAAAATTTGATAATTGTATCTCCTAACATTTTATCATATCCTTTAATAATATTTTCCGTCCATAGGCAATCTCACAATTATAACTTTTAATTCTTGCATAAACATATCAAATTCTTCATTCAATTCATTAACTAAATCATTGCCATCAATTTGAATACTTCTCTTATTAAATTTACTTCGATGTTTTTTGCCTTTCTTTACTGTATTATATCTATTTCTCATTTAACATCGTTCTCCTGAAATTTGTTTTTCACTGATAAAATTTAAACATATATTATAAAATGTTTTCATATCTTTAATTGTTGGGATATATTCACAATCGCTACCTTTCCCGTGTAAAAATCCAGATATACCACGCGAGTTAATAGTTATACTAATATCATACCCCGCTGCTAATATCTGATCTCTTAGCTTCATTTATATACACCTTCTAATTTTTCCCATTTTCCATCAACAAATTCTACAATACTTTTATCATGTTTTTTCATTATTGGCAAACGCTTTTCCAATTTCGGCATTTTAAATTTCTTAGACAATTATAACCACCTTCTCACACGATAAAATAGCATAATCAATATTTAACATCTTAGCATTTTGCTCAAAAATATTAATAGCTGTTGATTGATCCATTGCATCAATCAAATAAGTTACCTTTTGTGCTAATGCTTTTAATACTGCTTTAATTTCCATCATATTTAAGCCTCACACATTGCATTAAGCATTTTCTCAATTTCGGTATTCTCATATTTTGCTTCTATTGCAGAATAAAAAGAGAAGATTTCTAATTCCTCTCTTTGTTGCATCTCATCTCTTGCCATAGATACCATGTTATTTTAGTAGTATTTAATCATTTCTCTTTTTCATTTATATAAAATTGCAATATAACCAAACCGGCACCCTCTTATTACTGGTATTCAATCGATTACCCGGCTTAACATAATTAGCAATTTTGGCAAACTCCCTAGAAAATGCGTTCCTTGGTGCTGCTATACAAAAATGCTGCCTACAATATAATACATAAGTATTATAAAGCCTTTCCTTTGAGATAAAACTTGTAGGCTCCTCGTAAATTCTTTCCTCCGCGAAGCTCTCCACGGTATTACTTGCACTGTTGTATAATGCCGCTACTTCTTCATTACTCGGATTATTTGTGAATTTCATTCGTTCTAATAAAGGCTTCAGATATGGAATTACTAGATTAAATAAGCCGGAAAGCTCTATTTTATCCTCATTGCATCTTATTCTCTTCTCATCATATTCATCCTCTCTAAATATTCTAGTAAATGGTATAATGATAACTCTTCTAATAAATCCAGTTGTTTTATCATTTGTTGGCGGCATCATATTACTTGCAAATAGCATTTTTGCAAAATTAGCCATTTGATAACTATCTTGGAATTTTTTTTGAACCGTTATAACATCTTTTGACGATAGTTTCTTAAATGTTCCGGTCGCGCGAATCATTTCGCTATCCAGATCTCCGCACTCATTAAGCAATTTTCTGAAGAGATTGGCGGCTGCAAATTTATCATGGCTTAGAGCTTGCATACTTTCGGTGCTGCAATTTTCCAGTCCTACAAAATTTTTGCACAAATCAAGATACCAGGATTTCCCGGTTCTGCCCGGCCCAAATAAGATAATTGCTTTTTGAATATCATAACCTCGATATAATAAATATGCTATAAATTCCAAGCAAAGTATATAGTATTTATTATATACACAATCTTTTAATACCATTTCTATAGTTGGACATTTAGCATGTTTTCTGTATTCAATTGGTATTTGTATGGAACTTAAATAATCCGGCGTATGCTTATGAAATTCGCCGGTTTGCCAATTATATATACCATTCTTCATATTAATCAATGCTATATCAGCATCAAAATCTTGAAGTTTTACCGGCGTAAGATAAATAATTTTGTTAATTATCTCATCCAAGATTTTTCTATCGATAATACTTTCATTTTGATTTGTTATTAATCCATGAAAGAATTTAATTAATAATTGCTTGCATAATTCATCTCCGCCTTCTTTATAAACTCCATTTTTATAATACATCATAATATGGTTTGTCTCAATTGTTTTTATATGAAGTTCTCTTATTAAATAAGTTACTGCCTCATCAATAAGAAGTTTCTCCGGGAAACCATCAGGCCCATAAACAATAAGTCCGTTTGGTGCTGGTAAAACTATCACATTCCCAATTTCATTTCTAAAAGGTTGTTGTGGATCATTTACCACAACTTCATCCAATAGACTTTTCATTTTTCCACCTCAAATATTAATCATTTTTCTATCTTTAAGTTCTTGGACTTTTGCATTATTCCATCTTACATGTTTAATTTTACCATCTCTAATATTAAATACTTCACTATAATAGCCGGTTATTCGACTCATTACATTTAAATCCTCAGATCCGCACTTACTACATTTGTATTTTATACCACCCATGATATTTTTGCATTTAATACATTGAGTTAAATTTTTTGTAAATGCAATATATCCTATTTGTGTGTTTTTAAATATATTCATTGCAAAATCCATTAATCCATCAGGATCAGGATTATCCTCGCCTAGGAATATATGAGTAATTGCACCGCCATCAACAAATGGCCAAAATGCATTTTCTAATTGGATACGTTCAAGAATATTAATATCAGCCCCAACATAAGGAGCAAACCCGTTACTATAATATATTGGTAAATTTTTTGAAGTATCAATAGTATTTCTAATAACATAATCTAAATCCCCCTTTATAACTTTTATAGCATTCTCTGTATATTCATCATTCCGCAAATCGCAAACTGCAAATCTCTGAGCGGTTGTTTCCGCTGGAGTTCTTGCCAATACAATTTTTAAGCCATGTAATTCAGAAAGGCATTTACAATATTTATTCATTTCACTTAATATAAATTTTCCAAATTTAATCGCTTCGGCTCTCTCATGTATTTGTATATTTTTATGATATTGTATTAGCTCATTTAACCCCACAATTCCGACCTCATAAACCAGTTTATTAAAATCGGTCAATTCAATTGTTTGCTTTCCTTTTTGGGTTAGGAACTTTAGCCGATGCTTATTTTGTTCTATCATTCTCTTTTTTTCTTGGAAAACTTTTACTGCTATATCCATCATATCAAATATATTTGCCATTATTTTTTTGTCGTTATGATTTGATTTATACGCTAATCTTGGCAAATTAATTGATACGGCTTGCATTCCGCCCAACCTGAAGAAATACCCATTTTCCATATTAAGTTCTTTTTCAAAATCTTGATCTATATCTTTATCTGTTTTAAAGCTATAAGAGCAGCATTGAGTACAACCTACTCCTTCTTCAGCATTCTTACTTTCAGGAAGTAAGTTATCAAAATACAGAATACCTGTTTTTGCGGTTACCTCAAAGGCTAATCTATACAATTGCTTATATGAAAGTGTTATTTCTTTTCCATCAATACTTTCGTCCCAATTTTTAGGATCAATAAATTTCCTTTCTATAGCAACTTCTAGCTTTGGAAATGGAAAAAGTTTGCCGGTTGAATCCCCTTCTAGGCTCAGCTCCATTAATGCCCTAAATTGTAATCTGATTTCTCTTTCATATTCCTTATAAGTAATCTTTTTTAAACTATCAAATTCACCTGTAGGTTTCCCATCCCATATTTTACCAGCAAATACGACCGGAACATCTTCCAAAACTTTAGGGCATCCTGGACTTATATTAATACTACTGAATATTACTTGCCCACCCCTAGATATATACATTTGATTTAATTCATATAGCATCATTTGCATCAATTGTTTAATTTCTTTATATGATTTGCCTTTCATATAAGGAGCCAAAAATACTGTTCCGTACAATAATCCTTGCCCACCAGCATGATTGCATTGCCCCATGGCCAAAATTTTTGTAGCCTGTAGTATAGCTACTTCAGCATGTTTAGGGGCTTTTGCTGTTATTGAATTATCTTCCCCATCGGCTGAAAAACCATCTAAGAAAAATCGTCTTAAATCCCATGATCGGCAAAATGGTCTTGTGCCAAAATATTCTAAATCATGAATATGTATATCCCCGCTAATATGCGCTTTTGCAATCTCTTCGGGAAACATCCTAAGATAATATTTCTTTGAAAGTGTATCGGCTAAAATCTTATGGCTTGTTTCTGGATTAGGCGTTAAATTTGCATTATCGTTATCTCCATCGCCTTTAATAATTCCATAAATATCAGCAATTCTAAGACCTACAATTTCGGAAATATTAGACAAATCCTTATATCCAAATTTAATTAATTCTGTAACAACAAAACCTCTTATTGTATCTGATGATATAATTTCTTCAGCATAACAGCTTTTTGTTAAACTATCCATCACATTATTAATGATAGTTACATAATGTGACATTTCCAAATTTTCCGATTGGTTATTAAATATTAACTTCCTAAATTCCTCATCTTTTAAGAGTGCATTAGCTATCTTTTTACTGTCAAAATTCTCTAAATTTCCATCACTAGTTCTAACTTTCATCTATTCACTTCCTACATAAATTATACCAAATGCCGACCCTATTCGGTTAAATGCAAAATATCCGGTTATCTCTCCATACTGAATTATCGTATTTTGTGCCATTTTCACAAAATCGCTAATGGACATATAGCCATTATATATAATTTCATTATAGCCTTCTCCCTCTTTAATATATACTTCTAAATAATGAGCATGTCCTGATCGATATACATTTTTAATTGTAATTCTGGCAAAGAATATATAATTATCTTTTTTTGTTCTGGTATCATAGTTTGCTTCTCTTTGCATATTCCCAAATTTATCAAATGGTATTTTCAAATTGAGATTAACTTTCCTAATCAAATTTTCAGAATTTATCATATTATCCGCTCCAATATATATTTGATACTCCATTTCTAATTAATTGATGCATACAATTTTCACAAGGTTTTGCCAAATTTCCCTTTTCTCTATAAATATAAATTGATGCTCCTATTAAGTCTTTTTGATCTACCCCTAAAATACTATCAGTCTCCGCATGAATACTATATCTGCTATGCCTATTAAATCGCCCACCTATTAATAACCATCGGTTATATCCTGTATTAATAATACCCTTTTTATTAAAAATGATAGCACTCATTTTGTGTTTCATTGTTGATTTCAATGCTAACTTTTCGGCAAGTCGCTTAACTTCATTAGGTATTTTGGGGGAAATTATCTATTCCCCCTTATTACTAATGCACTATTTCTATATGATTTCACAAACGATTTTAACCATTCAAATAAGTCAAATGAAATTTCTTTATACGTATTAAAGATTCTAAAATATATTGGCTGCATAGAATGTGTATTTTTATCGTATTGCATTTGCATGTATTCACAATCACATAATCCTATACCACCATTAGCACAATCTTCATCAATTTCCTTTGATGTTTTTAAATCGCCACAGCTAGGACATATATAAAATTTCATTTAATCACCTGTTGGTTAATATCGTTTTTAACTAATTTCATTTCCCTTGATTTGCCATACTCTATTTATTCCTTCAATAGTTTTTTCTTTCGCCCATTCGTCAATATCTAGCAGAGCATCAAAGCAACTATTGTAATTTACTCGTGCTTTCAATGCTAGATTTTTACCGACAAATGGAGCCATGCTTAACCATTTTTGCCAACCATCACAATGGTAACTTATTTTTGTTTTTGGTAAACTATCAAGATACCGCCAATAGCAAATAAGCTTTAACACTGTTTCCTTATAATCCTTTGTATGATCGTACAGGCTACCATTTAATTGTTGGCTTAATATAAAATTCGTAGTGGCTTGATATGATCGGCTTTTTTGCGGCTCACATTTACCCACATCCACGTAGATATCATGCTGGTTGTAGCGTAAGGGCTCTCCCTCGACCAACAGCATACTATACTCATTCTCTAATCTGATATGCTCCATTCGCTCCTTTAAATAGTCAGTAATACTTGAACAATAATCATGATATTCCTTTCTTTCTACAATCATACAATGATGTTTTCCAATTATTTGATAATCCCCATAAGTCAATGCTTCATATTCTATTTCAGGAAATTTATCTTTCTCCTTAGAATGCTCTAAATAATATTGTAATACATCTCTAAATTCTTTCATTGGTTCTCTGGTATCTACATAAATACCATTAAATCCAGAATCCATATCATCACCAAAAAAATAAATTAAGGTTTTTGTAATAGTATCCCTAATGGATATCCTATGCACATATTATTTCTTTGGAAATCCCTAACTGCAATAATTATTTGTTCATACGTATCACTTACAAAATCCTTAATATCTTCAATTTCCAAATCTTCAAATACTTCAGCTTCATGTCGTAGAACTTCGGTTTTTACTCCTTTGTTATCGAATTGATCAATAATCAATCGCAGCTTATTTTTAGGAGTATCTTCGATTTGTTGATATTTCGGAACTTGTTTTTGTTTTAGGTATATCCATTTTATACCATCCGCTGTTGTAAAAATTCCATATAAATTATCCTTTTCCATTTCTTCTAAAACTTTCAATATATGCAGATGTAGTTCTTTATATTTATATACATGTAAATTACATGTTAATGATTGAATTGGTGCAGCACCAAAATGATCTATTAGATATTCAATTATTTCATGCTTAATAAAATGTTTATATGTATTATGTATTCTATTAGCAAATTGAATACTATTTATATAATTTGTATCTATCATACATCTACAATTTGCCATATTATTTATTTCTGTATTCATTTAAATCACCTGTTGGTTAATCTCGTTTTTTAATTCAATTCTAAATATTAAAAGGATTACCACCTATTAGGAGTAATCCCTGATCTCTGCAAAATTGTTTCCGGCGTTGGCTTAAATACCAACGGATCAAATGATTCATCACATTGCCAAATTTCCCGACTTGCCATTATCTTAGCGAATTGTTTTCTTGGATTTGTTGATTCATCAATCCCCAATTCAAAGAGAATATCATACAGATATTCAGCACCGCCCGGTATCCATTTAGGTTCACTTATGCCTGTCGAATCACCATTTTCATAAGCTGCCCCCATTTGATTAACCAGTACCAAATTAAATTCTTTGCTCAATTGGCTAATCAATAACTTAAGTTCTGATGATGCTACTTTCCAATCATCCTTAGATACACTCTTATGCTTTGCAGCAATCGATATATTAATAACTTTATGCCATCTAAGACCCACCATATCATCCAGCACTAACCAAAGTTTTTGCCTTTTAATACTATCCTGATAATATCGAGCAAACTCAATAGCATCCGTAAAATCTTGCCACTTCAGTATTAATTTATACTGATTTTCCATATCCAGTCCTACCTTTTCACAGGCAGGATAAGCTTCGCCAACTTCGATTATTTCATTTTCGCCTTGCATTACTGGCATTTTTTCGGAAGTTAAATATTTCGGAGTTGTACCATCAAATCCGCCAATCATAAATATTCTGCTAAAGTCCATTACTATACCGCTAGGTTTTCCATCCAAGTTGCAAAATTTTGCACTCAGATAGCTTTTTCCTACTTTCGACTTTCCGGCATAGCCAACAGATAATGCTCGATTAATAATTTTTGTCATTTCAAAAACTCCATTAAATAAAGAGGTAAGGTTTCCCTCTTTATGTTTAGGCTACAATGATATCTACTGTTTCACCATCGGCGGAAAACTGCTTTACTTTTCCACCTTTTAGGCTATTCCATGCGTGCATTACATGCGCAAAATCTCCAAGAAGCTGTCCATCAACTTGAATATTCATAGTTGATAACTTCGGAGCCAATGATAACAGCATTCCCTTTCCTTCATTTTGGAGATACTTAATTAGTCGGTTCTCTGAAGGAGTGAATCCGTTACTATCTACTTCTTCACTCATTCCGCTTTCCTCATTTTCTGAGGCAATCGCTGCAAGTCCTACCTTTCTAATAGTATCCTTTACAATATGATTATAGTTATCTTCTCGGATTTCAATTGATGCATTAAATAGCATCCCATTGCCGCAAATTTCATCCAGAGTTTTATCCGTCATCTCATCCTGTGACATTCCGGTTATTTGCTCTAGGAATTTTCCCATTTTAGCGGGAATTGCAGGCCCGCCATAAAATTTAATATCAAACGGGAATGTTTTTCCTGATTTTGGCTCCTCAAAATCAAATGCGATCATATTTTGAAATCGTGGTTTGGATTGCCCATTATCAAAAAGTCCATCCTCGCCCCAATCAAAAGCTTCAATCTTTGCAATCTGATCAGGCTTTAGAGTAGATTTTTCTTTTCCGCAAATCTCTTTTGGTAATGCATCATGGTACATTGACACATCTTCTAATAGTTTGATATCCTTAACTTTTACCTGATAATTTCCCGCTGGTATTCGTCCGGCAAACTTGATTGCTTGATTTAACATGCTTCTAGTCGTCATTTTTGGCATCTCCGAAATTCTCTAATTGCAAGTTGTATTTCCACACTTGCACAACCCTACCTACTCGCGACTAGCATATATACTTTGTGGTTATTGGGAAAATGAAATTTTCTCTAAAATCTTATACCAAAAGCCTTAAATAGAATTAACATAAGTATGCATCGGTGATAAAATGAAGTTGATTAGTATAGATGAAAGTAATAAAGTATTTGATATATATATAGGCATAAAAAAGAAAATGTATAATCATTCAAAAATATTACAAGATATAAAAAAGGATTTATCTAATTATAAAGAAGGCGGAGATTTATATAATGAATGTATGAATAAAATGAAAGAACAAACTATCGCATATAATGATATGCAATCGGAATTGATATTTGCTGGTATCGAAATAGATCGATTAAAGACAAATGTACAAATTCAAGTAAATGCATTATCTTTAGTTGACGCAATTGATGATAAGTCATATATATCGGAATAGATACAATATGAAATATGCATATATAATATTGGTTGGCGTTATATTTGTATTTACCATAATAAATAATACAAATATAACACTTCTGGATAATTCTACAGGATGGTTCAAAACCACGATATATAACGGCTCTAATAGGTTATGCGAATATCCGGCATATATAGAATTTCACCAGGATTATCACACTGTTGATGGATTAATTGATTATTCATTAACAAAAATTCCATATAGGCCATCAGGAAATTATATAGGATCTTCAGCTTAATTCTTTTTATGTTAATCTTTGAATAAAATATAATGATTTATACGGCGGTAAAGAATTACTGGCAATACCATCAATATGAGAGCCTTCGGCGGCTGTATGATTATGCCCATGTCCACCACCTGTATAATTAGTTACTGTATTTGCATCTCTAATTTCTGTTGATGACGATAGATAACTACCACCACCATAATGTCCTGCTAATACCGTTGCTTGTGAATCGTTCCAAGGATGTCTATGCTTTCCCATTTGCGCTAATGTTAATATTGTATCAGCTGTTGCTATACTTCCGGTTGGCGCAAAGGTTGTACTTCCTCCGGTTGCCCCGATAGCATATAAATCCCCGGCTCCTATAATCATTCGATCCATTAAATTTAAAGTACCATCGTAACCGTTACATAAATGCCAACCTGATGGAATACTTTGTATTGTATTATACCACATAATGACCGATCCAATATTACTTCCTGATGCATTTCCTAAATCAGTCGCATGCAGATTACCAGTTGATTTATAAATTAAATCCGCATCTGATTCACTACCAACGCCATCATTATCAGCATTCCAAAATAATGCTTCCATCTCCGATTTTAAATAGTATAAATCATTATGATTATGGTTTGTCAGATATATTACTGATTCATCATAAATAGTTTCGAAATTATCTAAAATTGTAATATCTAATGGATCAGTATTTGCCCATGCTTCATGATTTTTAGTATATCCCATAATAATCACCTATTCATATCTTATTATATATTGCAATGCCATGTATTCTGGCAATGTGATAATTTCATCAAACGTTATAGTTGACCCTGATGTATGATTATGTGCGCCATCGCCACTTGATTGATCTAATGCAGATTTTGCGTGTGGTGCTGATAATGTCGCATATCCCCATCCTGAGCCATAATGATTACATCCTGCTGGATTCCACATATCCGCATACGTATGCCTATGTGATGGAATTTCAGTAATATCCAAAATATGATTACCTATTGTAATTGTTGCTGTTGGTGTTATATTTGCATTTCCACCATTAACTCCAAGACTGTATAAATTTCCGGCACCAATTACAAATCTATCTCGTAAATCAGGAGATTGTACATTATTATATAATGATCCATCACAAACCCCATAACCTGAAGGTATATCATTTCCATATAATATAATAATACCACCGATAGGAATTGACGCACCAATTAAATCAGATGCATGCATAGTATCTAATGTATCTGCATCAAATGTTTCATAATAATTAACTGTAAAAAATCTATCATTTGCTATAGAATTTGTATAATATTCTGTATCGTGATTATGATCTAATATATCATGCAATATATAATCATATTGTGATTCGAAATTATTAAATGCTTTTGCTGTCAATGGATCAGTATTTGCCCATGCTTCATGATTTTTAGTATATCCCATAATAATCACAACCTCATAATAAAACATAATGCACAATACGGCGGTAATAAAATTTGGTTTGCTGTTCCGGTAAATGTACCGTCATGCGTATGCGTTGTGCCTGATCCAGCATAACCCGTATTTTCTACCACATTTCCTACTGTATTAACATACGGATTATTTCCAGATCCAATCGGCCCGGTATCGGGCGAATATGATGGATATGAATCGCCAATGCCTGTATGTTCATGTTTCGGAGTTTCCGCCGCTGTTAACGCATGATTACCTACAACCACAGTTGCCGTTGTGGTTATTGTATTTGCGCCGCCTGTACTGTTAATATCATAAACAGTACCATTACTCATAATAAATTTATTTCGTAAATCAGGAGTACCATTTTGCCCATTACATAATGCAAATCCTGATGGTATAAGTTCTATACTTTTTGTCCATGCCATGATAGTATTAGCTGGTTGGCCCAATGCAATTAATTGTTCAACTGTATATCCATCTAATGTTTTGCAAACCAAATTACTATTATGTCCATCAGTAGTTTTCCCAAAATAATTTGAATCACAATAAGTTTTATTGTGATAAATTGTAGAATGTAAATAGTTATCAATATAATCAATAATTTCATCATACATACCTTCCAAATTATCCAAATTTGCTAATATGGTAGCTTCGGTATGTATAGCTTCCGACCAATTTGATTTTACATAACTCATATTATCAACTCCATTTATTATCGGTACAAACGATCATTAAACTTTCCAAATTATTTTTAGTATAATGATGAGAGTGTGAAGTTACTTTAATTCCAGAATCTTTAGTAATTGTTGCTAAACTTCCCCCCCATAAACTTATTTCTGTCCATGTTTCGTTTGCATCAGCACTCGGGATAATTACCGTTGTTACAATTTGTGTTGCTGTTCTTGTTTGGGCTGTTCTATATCGTCTATATCCTGACGAACTATCAAGTTGTAAATATTTTATTCTATCAGTTTCGTCAAAACATGGAAAATTTGCATTTCCGGGGTAAATCGTGCCATCAGCATAACATTCATCGAATATATTTGGTTTTGTTGCTTCATCCCACGTTTTTGTGAAATATATTAATATTTGCAATACATCATTAATTGAAGTAGTTGTATCTGATGTTTGTTTTTTCTGTGCTGATTTTGTCCAAAACTTTACCCAAAAATCATCAACAGGCCCACTAACCGCTGTTATTGAATAAAGAATACTTCCATCTTCATCCTTTTTATCAACTTGTGTAATTAAACAATCATGGTCTAATTCATGAAGTGGATAAGTAATATGAATCAGTTGCCCCGCTTCTAATCCAGTATCAAATGTATCCCAGGAACAAATTTTTCCCATAACACTCAATAAGGATAATAACGAATTTGCTTTGGCTAATGCATCGTTTTTAGTTTCAAAACTTGAATCTTCAAGCAAACATTCAACTTTCCCAGAACTACCTTCAATTAATGCGCGTTCTGTAATCGATTCGTAGTTTGAACTTTGAACAGAAACTGGATATAATCCATAATATTCAATTCTCAATATATCAGTAGAAACTAATTTTGTTCCTGTTGATAACTGTGAAATTGAATTATCGTTTTTACTCCAAAACCAATTTTCTGTTGTATTAACTCCCCTAATTCCAACAGTTTGTACATTATCATTTAGATAAATTACTGGTGTTTCGGCAATTGGATAACCAACGGTAAAAGTTTGATTATTTCCATCGCCCGTTTTATATTCTGTTTGTAGATCAGTTTTTTCATTTCCACCTTTAACATATTGAATGTTTCTAAATTCTGAATTTCCATCAGTTACAGTAAAGGTATCATTTCGGATATACGCACATTGATTATTAACTATTTCAATATTATATGGACTCAAATAAGTAGATCGTGGTACAAAATATAGTTTTCTATCCAAATCAATAAACCAAGTATATCCTACTGTTTCCGCTAATTCGTCCAATACATCATTACAATTTGCAAAATTGCAAACTTTTGTAATCGTTATATCCGAATCAACAATATTACCATATAGAATAAATTCATCAGATAATATATTATCTAAAATCCAAGTTACACAATCAGTTACCAATTCATCATTAAATACTTTAATAACTTTTCGTTTATTTACCAAATAATGATTATCTATACAGCTAATTGTATGTTGTAAATAATAACTATCTATTGATCCTATTTGTTTTTCTTCGGAAGTTTCTATAAAACCAGAAAATATTTTATCATTTTCGTTATAAATATTTACTGGCATTCCCTTCAAAAAATGATATGTTTTATTAAAATCAATTAATGTAAAATCCGCAGTTGATATATCTTCAACTTTATCATTTATATTAAATGTATTATTAATAATTTTGATATTTTCTGATTTATCCCTATTTAATATTTCCGACCACGATTTTAGTCTAATTGCAGACCATTTTGTAGTTTTTATTAAATCCCATGAATCTGCAACCCATAAAGGTAATCCGCCAATTGTTAAAAAAATCATAAATATCACTAATCCTATAATCTTGCATCTGCGACCCAATGGCCATAAGCGCCGCCCGCTGTTGGTGTAACTGATCCACCACTATTATTTTTCAGTCGAAAATTTCGCTCAGTTACACCTGTGGTTGCGCATGCTATTAACGTTGCTCCTAGCGACCATTGATTTGCCGTGCCATCACTGGAATAAAGTGATACTGACGGCGGTTTAAGCATAATTACTTGAAATTGTGGATGTATTCCCATTTTCCAAGTAATCGTATCCGCTGTTGCTATATCTGGAATGTACGTATAATGTATACCACTTGTTGAATTGGTGCCAACTGTATTAGTATACATATAGGATTTCTGCCAAAATCGCATACATGCCTGTAAATCATCAGCAAAACTAACTGGCATCCAAGGTATACATACAGGCCCTTGATTTATTTGTACCTGTGATATATATAATAAATCATCAATTGCTGCATCAGTATCATCTATCCAAATAAATACGGCTAGATTTGTCATATTTATTGTATCAATGGAAATATTTTCAATTTTGAACATAGTCCATGTATCGGCAACTAATACAAGATTTGCGGCTACATTTTCAGCCGTCCAATTAGTTACCAATGTCGGATTTGTACCCTCATTACCCCAAACATCAACCACGTCGCTTGTTATTGTATCCGCTGTTAATGACCATGATAAAATTGCTGCTCTAATATTTCGAATAGCTTTTCCTGTAACTGTATAAGCCTTGAATTGTAAGCTTGCCGTTTTTCCTGCATATTTTATAGCATCCGTATTTTCTATGAATTGAATATAACCAAATTTTTTATTTGCAGTTTCTACTTCAAATTTTGCGGAAGATGCACCGCCGATTGGTATTACTCCGGTTTCCGGTGAAATATCAACTATATCATTTCCATCTGAGAGCAATGTCCACATATCATGTATATAGGTATCATCTGAATTACTTGGAACTGTTATACTGGTATACGCTGTTAATGCCTGTTGATTAATTTGAAATTCTTTATTAATTAGAATTTGTGAATATATACTATTATAAGTCATTATTAATTGTTCATACGTTATAAATTTATAGTTTCCATCATATATTGGTATTTTATTCGTTATTGTTGGTGTTGTTAATTCTGTCAATTCAGCAAAATTATCATCGCTTGCCGCTGCATGATCCAACGCATTAGAATGATCTAATGCATTTGAATGTTTTAATGTAATTGCATCTTTAATATTTACAGCGGTACATTCATTTGCGCCACCTTCATCTAATTTAGTATCTGTATTTCTGATATGATCTCTAGTTTCTAATGCAATTATTGCATTATTAATATCGTTTATTAAAGTATCTAATGTATCCATATTATCATTTATATCTGTGATATCAGCATTATCAATTAGTGCTGGTTTTTTAAAATTGCATATTGGCGTATATAACATAATTATCACCTCAAAAAATAAAATTTATTTATTTTTTACTCCATTTCTTTTCAATTCAGAAACAACGGTTGGCATAACTTGCCGTACAAATTGTTTTCCGTCAATATTTAATACTGCCTCAATTCGGAAATTATTTGTTATATCTCCGATACTTGATTTTTCGATTGGCTGTATATTACTGGCTCTATTAATTCGTATATCGGAGTCGTAACTTCTAGCAATACCTTTAAACATTTTTGTTAATGGTGCTGGCAAAACTAATTCATCGCCATTTTCACCGGCAATAATAGCTGTCGGACTTGTTAGATCTGCTCCTTTAGCTGCAAATATTGGCGGTAATGAATATGTGCTACCACCGCCGCTATTGCCACCTTGATAATTAGCAATTCCACCATTATCATGATATGTTAATGGATTAATATTATATGTATATCCTAATGGATTGGTATAACGTAATCCATTGACCATTACTCCGGTACATGTATCTGTAAATTCGCCAAATAAACAATCGGTATAATTACCGCCATTGCTACCACTGTTTCCACCGCCGCCATTTGTAGTGCGTGTGCCAAATGCCGCCGCTGTATATGTGCCAATAATTGCACCAAATCCTTTTGCAGAATCAATAACACTATTGCCGAAATTCGTTGCTGTTGTTTTTGTTCCGGCATTTATTTTTGTAGAATCTGCTAAATTATTTGCATTGATTGTTTCCCATGCTTTAGTAGATTTAGCATTGATTGCTAAATTGTTATTTTTTGAATAATCCGATGCAATTAATAACGAATTTTTAAGATTCGAACTTGCAAGATTAGATGTTAATGCATTTTGTGTTGTTGCATAAATCCAGCTATTTGTTGATGTTTTTGTAGTATCTAACTGCAATTGAGCATTTGCTTTACTGTTTATTGATTTTACTTGTTCTTCTTGCATTTGTAATGCTAAACTATTTTGTGCCGCAAATGTAAGTCCACTAACTACACCATTATTTGCAGTTGTAGTTTTAAAGATTACTGAATTTGTGCAACTATCCAATTTTGAACAATCTTTGTTAAATGAATTTGCTATATTATCGGCTGCATACATTTCTTGAAGCATATTTTTCTTGTTTGCAGATACTTGATTATCTATAGTTGATTGTAATTTTGTTGTATCTGTGGTTGATGCTTTAGTTCGTGTGCTTGCTAATCCTCCGGTTGGCGTATTCATCCAAGGATCATCGAAAAATCCGGTTCTTTGTGTTGTAGTTCCTGTATTTGTGGTTGTACGTGTAGTAGATATTGGATTAGGAATATCTAATATGTTCATATTCTGAGTTTGGTAATTTCCCCTAGTTGAATATCCATCCCCATAATTTACCGAAACTAACGCATTTGCTAAATTTCGTGATGCTGTGGAAACTGTTGTTGCCATTTCAGTAGCACTTTTAATAACCCATGAATTGAATGTTTTTGCAGTTGTTAAAGTATCTACATTGATGGTATTTGCAGTAGTTTTATCAATAGTGCTAATGGTATTTGCAGTAGTAATAGCGGTATTTGATGCTGTTGTAGCACCAATTTCTAAACTTTTGCCTGATGCTTCACCGGATGTTTTTAATGCATCGCTTGCAGTAATTACTTTATTATATAATATATTTCCGCCATCAGTCCATTGTTTTTGAGCAACTTGTCCTATAATTGCTATTTCCTTGCCTTGTGCTGTTAATCCGATTTGAACAGCATTTCCAGCACCAGTCAAGAAACTTGAAGCAACTTGTGACCCCATTTGCAAAGCATTCGCGGCAACTTGTGAACCGCCAACTAATGTATTATTTGTTAATCTTGCAGCATCAACTAATTTGTTTCCTGCAAATGTTAAATCATTACTTAATATATCGGAGATTTCATTCATTCCAGAAATTTGTTTATCCACAGCATTAGATAAAGCTTTTTTAACCGTATCGGCATTAATGTTTGTAGATTTTACAGCTTCCTTAGATGCATCTTTTTCGTTTTTTGTTCCTTCATCTAAAGTTTTATCTAATGCTTCTGTTGATTTATATTGTTTATCAATTAATTCGTACCATTTTTTGACCTCTGGATATACCATTTCAGTTTTTCCGGTTCTTGGATTCAAATAAGCAACTAATAATTGTTGGCCTATATCATTTGTGGTTTGAATTGCTCCAACAGTTTGAGTAGTTCCGGTTGAAACTTGTGTTGCAATTTCTTGACTTTCGGAAATAACTTGTTTGCTATACTCACCGGAAACTCTAACCCAATCTTTGATATTTGTGCCTGAATTTAATTCATTTCCAGATCTCCATACACTTGAAGATTTACTATAATATATAGCATCCGGCGTATATGATCTTCTTTTTGTTGTTGATACTCCTTGCGTACGATATGTAGGGTTAGCTGCATCTGGATTCACTCGTGGATCTTTAGATTCACCTTCTCCAAATCCTGCTCCGGCTAGTGCAGATTTTAAATCAATTAATTTTGATAAATCAAAATCTTTAATTCGACTAATGTATTTATCAATATAGTATAATACATTTTTCAAATCGTTCCATGCATCTTGTAATGCCCAAGGTGCTGTTATTTTATCATAGAATATACCAAAATCTGTTTTTGTATTCAATATCGATGTTCTAATATCCGCAAAAACACCCAATATAGAATTTGCAACGGTAACTTTCCAGCCTAATAATGCACCACCAGAATTTTTTACAAAATCCAAAGTTGCATTATAAACTTCATTTATATATGGTTGAATAGTTGAATATAGTCCTTCTCCAATTCCTTTTGCTATATCCCACCCTAAACTTGACCATGCTTGCGCGGTTCCTAATCCACTTTTTATACTTTCCCACAAAGAACCATCTTTATTTGATCCTAGCAAAGCTCTTATTCCGTTTATTAACATATTACCAATATCTTGGCCTAAAGTTGCCGGTCCTCCGCTGGTAATCCATGTATTTACACTATCAAAAATCCAACCGCCAATATCCAAAACTTCAGTAACTATAGCTTTGGCACCATCTCCAACAGCGGTCATAAATTCGCTGCCCAAAGCTTCCCAATCTATCGAAGTTTTTACATAATTGTATGCATCCATTAGAGCCTGCTTTAATCTATTGGCGACACCTGAAAAATCACCAGCTTGAATTAAGGCCCAACAATCTGTAACTACTGTTTTAATTCCATTGAAAGCATCACTAGCAATTTTACCGAAGTTTGTAAATTTGCTTGGATTTAATGAAACTCCTAATAATGCTAAACCACCAATTATTAATGCAATCGGAGCAGCAACACTTGAAGCAATGCTTATAAATCCGCCAATGGTTGTTGCAACGATAGTTGCTATACTTCCAGCCGCACCTATAGCCATTTTTGTATAATGTCCTAAAACTCCTATTGCCATACTTCCGGTACTTGCAATACTTTCTAATACCATACCGGCAAAACTCGTTATTACACAAGTACTCATTTTTGCCATTTGTATAGCAGTAGCACCGGCCATTTTTGTATAATTTAATAATACACCGGCTGAAGTAGTTGCCGCTGTTGATATAGCTAATAATTTTTGTTTTAACCATAATGCGGTGCTTTTTGTGGTCATTCCAGATAATGTTTTTAATACACCACTTGCCATAATTGCAAAACCAGCGGTTATAACTGCAAATCCTAAACCTTCACCGCCAATTTGAAATGCGGTCGAAATTGCTTCTTTTATTTTGTTAATACTATCTTCAAATTTAGACAGATCACCGCTTATAAAAGCTTCTATAAATGATTTTACACCAGGAATTGCACTATTATTCATAAAATCCATAAATGCATATAACGGCCCTGATGTCATTTCGCCTATACTTATACCTACATCGTTAATGCCGTTTGTCATTCGTTGCCATTGACCGGAAATAGTATTAGCCATTGTTGTAGCTTCTTGTGTCATTTCCGTGCCTTGAACACCGGCTACATATTGTAATGCCTTACCGTAAATATCGGCACCTTCGCCTAATTTTACTAATGCTGAAAAGCCATAAGAACCAAAGATTTTTTGTGCTTGTGCTGCTTTTTCAGTACCGCCTTGCAAATTACCAAATGCGGCTCCTGCTTTTACTAATGTTCCGGTTAAATCTGTATTTAATTGATTTTTCAGGTCATCAACAGAAATACCCATAATTCCGGCTAATGCAACGATATTTTCTTGTCCACTTGCAAACATTTTATTAGCTTCTTCTATTGATATACCGGAAGATTTAGCAAAGTCTTTAATTTTTGCTTCGGACACATTTACTGCTTGCGTTAATTGCAATACACCGCTTTTAATTTGGGTTGCTCCCTCAGTACCATTAATATTTAATTCTGCAAGTGTAGCACCAAACGCCGCTGCCTTTTCCGCTGGTACATCAAACAAAGTTGCAATTCCGCCAAAACCATCCATGAAATCAATAATGCCCGGTGCTGTTGCTTTCATTTGGTTTTCTAATACATTAATAGTTGAACCTAATTTATTAAGTCCTTCAATTGGTACATCATAGACATTTGCAATACCTGCCATTGATGACGCTACTTTTTCGGTATCCATCTCGAAGGCAATACTCATATCAGAAACAACTTTTGTAAAACTTATTATTTCAGCTCTGGCACCGGCAATATCACCGTTTGCCATTTTGCTAACGCCAATACCCAAACTTCCAGCGACACCGGCAATTTTTTCTAATTCGCCAACAGTTACCGGGCCTTCTATAGCTAATGCTCTTAATTCATTTCCTAAAGCTTTTAGTTCTGTTCCGGTTCCTTGCGATGCACTATTTACCAATCCGGTTGTTTTTGAAACACTTGCCAAACCTTTCTCATAATCGGCAAACGCCATTGTTCCGCCGACCAATGCAGTAGTTACTCCGGCTGCAAGTCCTACTGCTAAATCTTTGCCAATGTGCGCCGCTTTCCCGGCTAATCTTGACCCAAAACTTTCAAAATCACCTTCTGCTTTTTTCATTCCAATATTAAAGGAAGAAGAATCAAAACCTAATTTTGCGTTAACCTCGCCTACAGTAAGCCCCATAAAATCACCTCGATTAATCGATAAAAAAAATACTATCTGCAAAACAAAAGAAATTAAATTTTATGCCCTAAACTTTCAGCTAATTTCATAGCTTCAAAAACTAGATTCTCTCTTTGAGAATTTGCATTTTTATAATTATTGTTTGTTTGTTTAGGCAAATAAGTTTTTACATCTTTTAATTTTCCAGATAGTAATAATCCAACAAAATTTGCTATTTTCCATGCCAATGAAATATTACAATTTGATGTTTCCAAATCTTTTTCATAAGTATAGATATTAATTTCTCGTAAAGTCATTTGGAAAATATCATTTGGTTTTAATCCAAAAGCTGCGCCACTTCTTAACAAATTTTCATAAGAAAAAGGTAAAGTTTTAGCATCATCAGTTTTTATACTGTTGGCGCTACTGCTTGCGGTTTCACCGCCTCCCGAAAACCTACGCCTTTTCTAGCGGCATTGGAAATTTCTTTCATGAAATTTTCTTGTGCTGCTTTGAAATCTTCACCAGTAATGCATGTTTCGGCGATAATTCCGAAATGATTTTGTAATAGTTCATTAGATTCTGTAAAACTTAATCTCTTATCGATTTTTTCGAATCTGTTGGCTCCATTAATACCATGCATTAGCATTACCGACATTTCCCTAATATCATAAGGCCAATCGAGTAGTGCAAAGAATGATTTCTTGGACATTCCGCCCTTCATTAGTTCAAGTGTTTGCTCAGTATCGGCCATTGCTTGCACATCAAATCTTAGATTAGTCGGTTTCCCGGCGATCATTATCATATAATTTATGTCTTTAGTATCCATATTTTCACCACATTTAACACTTTATAATACATATTATTAATATCGTTATACTATTTAAAGCTATTTAATTACAAATTTATATATTTTTACTTTTTTATTCTTTTCTGTTTCTAATTCTTCTTTAGTATAAACCTTTCCAGTTTTCTTATTTCGTGCTACGATTTTGCCGCAACAGTCGCATACACCATTTTCGTTTATCAAGCATATCACCTCTTTGGATAATCATTTACCAATCTGCTCAACAATTTATGCCTTAAAAAATAAAATAACGATTCATTATAATAACATTATTATAATCGTTATCTCATTCTAAGATATAATTTTCCGTGGCCTGTAAAAGTTATTGATTGTTTGATTACATCATCCGGTGCTAAATCAGAATCAATACTTTCAATAAATACATAACCTTCATAACGAATATCTGAAGATACTTTAGAGTATATCGTTATAATTAGTGGATTTTTTGCCGCTTTTGTAGCTGCATAATCCGCCGGATTTAGACCACCTGCTAAATGTGTATGTTCATAATTAGTAACTATTCCTAAGCCTGTTTCCCCGGCTTTAGCTGTTGCAACTATCCCTAATCGGATAACGGATGCATCCGAATTTAACGCTGCAATAACATCATTAGCAATTGATGTAATTGCCGGAACCGCTGTACTTGCGGGGATAACTACAATATCATTGCCAGTTACATTAATAAGTAATTCTGATGCTCCAGCCGCCGGAGCTATTTCGAAACTTATATCGTTACCGCTTATTCCACCAGGTTGATGAACTAATATAATTGAATTATTTGTGCCACTTTCCATTGTAATATCTTTATTTGCACAAATGCCGACATAAAAAATATCAGCACTAATACTAAATTCTGTTATCGTTGGAAATTGCATTTTTGCAGAATCGCCTATACATGTTATATCTTTCATTGTAGTTTTATCAGATATTTTAGTAACCGATGTACCATAAATTTGTGTCACTGTCATATAGTGACCGGACAAACATTGAACAGTATCCGTTGAGCCTAATGGCGTATTAACAACTAATCGCCCACCTGGATACTGGATTTCTCTAATATCTGTAATTGTAATCCATTCTCCGGCTCCGGCAATTTTCTTTTGAAATACCGGGACTTCATCAGTTTTTAGATACCTTTTTGATTCATCGGTAATTTCATAAACCGTATATGCTGGATTACCACATTCGATATCAGAAACATAGGACATTGCTTCATTTGTTAAATCATTCCCGGTTCCTATTGCCGCATCAACGCGACCATAACTTCCCGGTAATGGTACTAAAGACGACATAATAATCACCTCGTTAAATTTATATTATTCAAAAAATAAAAAAAGATTTAAGTAAATGTTGCCGTATCATGGCTTGCAATAGTTACGGATGCTTTCGTCACATCTGCGCCGTCTAGCGTAAAATCTATAGATTCGACATATCCACCAGCACAAGCATAATATTTAACATCAGTTACATAAACTCTATAAGGCAGATTTGTTTTATTTGCTTTACTTGCAAATAGTGCAGTTTGCCCCGCATCAGTAGCATCATAAGTAATATCGAAAGTTAAACTCCATTCTTGAATAGTCGGAAACTGCATTTTTGCAGAATCGCCCAAACTGGTAACTTCTTTCATTTGTGTTTTATCGCCAAACTTAGCAGAACTTACGCCGCCAATAATTGTTGAATTATTAATTTTTATACTTCCGGCTGTTGCGCCGGTTGGTGCTAATACTGTCATAATAATCATCTCCATTATTTTTATACATGTTTTAATTCAATATTTATACTAAAATAGTATCTATATAATCCGCTTCCGGTTATAGTTTCTTCTTTATCAATTAATAACGGTTCTGGTTGTTCACAAACACAACTAATATATCCGTTAATAATTGCATTATCCAAAGCATCATAAACGCTTTGTGGAATTGTAGATAGTACATTAGTATTTCTAATTAAAATTGTTAAATGGCTCTCTTTTAATGTACTACTATCACCCAAAAATCTTTTAGGAGGAGGCCCGGAACCTTGAGTTATACAAATACCGTTATCAACCGCCTTAATTCCCCAATTGTAGCACCATAAAGAAACTGCCTCAACTCCTAAACTTTTTGATGCTAAAAATGCAGAGATATCTTCAATTATTCCAACCATATTATCATTCTCCTATACAGTCATATTTGCAAATTTTCTCATTGCTATTTCATATAATGTTTGATTTATTGTATAGTTTTCTGGTATGATCGGTTCTAATTTAACTCCGACATTAGGAATTAAATCATCACTAAAAGTATTGCATAAAGCTAACCAATCCTCAGGAGTTTTAACTTCTTCAGTAATATTAAAATGCTTTTTGATGGACAAATTACCAATGCCTCGGAATAGATCAATAGTTACAGGTTTTCCGCTTCTAGTATCTACTGCTCTGGCATAAAATTTACCATTTCCGTTAATATCCAATACAGAATCGTAAGATACTATACCTTCATCATTAACATAAATAGAGCCTAATGATTCTCCTGTAAGATCGGTAATATCAGTAATCATTAATTCCTGTGATCCCATTTTTGATTTAGCTCTATATTCATATCTATCAGAACGTGTTTTACCACCACCTTCAATATTAACATCAGAATCAATATTATAATTGCCAGAATTATCTTCTGTTCTACTGGTTTTATATTCATAAATATTAGCTTTACTAACCATTAATCTATCTTTCTGATAAATGCTTAATGTTTCTTGATCCACTTTTGAAACATTTTCGCCTTTTATATCACTTTCAATCAGTAGATTACCAGAGCAAATATTACATATAATATTTAAACTGATACCTAAACAAATTAATGATAATATAGTTACAATAATTACAAATATTTTTTGAAACTTTGAAAGTTCTGTCATTTTATTACCTCAATGCACGGGAATTATAAAAATTAAACTGCTTATATAAAGCAATGGTAAAATAAAGAAAGTGTTAAGTTGCATTATTTACCACTTCCAAAGCTGTAACTTCATTAGTTTGTCTATCTTTGAAATACCAATTATATGATAATGGTATTAGTCCAAATAAAACACCCAATGCGGTACTTAACAATGCAATAAATGTTTGACTTATATCTACTTTATAAATCATTGTTATTGCAGCTAACCCGCAAATCAATATTATCGAAAATACTAATTCCGCCATTGCAATACATGTTAATATAAATCTAGTATTTTTAAGATCTTCTTTCAAAATATTAAACATACTTTCACCCCTTTAATACAGTTAAAGCTTCTTTTAATGCAGCATCTTTCATTTCGTTAAATGGATCTTCTAAATATTTTGCCTTTCCATCGTCGTGATGCAAATCGGTTCTTTCATGCTGCATTATGGCATATTTTTTTGATGGACCGGAACCGAATGAAATCCAAACACAATGATTTTGATTATCTCTGGCAACTTTACCCGAATCTCTTAATGGTCCCTCATCAACCGGAGTTTGTAATTTTGCTTGAGCCAAAATCAAATCTGCTTGCAATTCTAATTTATCAAGGCCTGTGTTTTCTAAATCTTTTCCAAATACATCCTTATTCCAAGTTGAATGTTTCCCCATATTCCCACCTACGTAAAAATTATAGTTGAATATGGTATAGTAAATTCCTTGATTTTTCGAATATCTTTTGGTTGTGATGTTTTCCCATCATAAATAATAACATCACCAAAATCAACAGTAGGGTTTTTATCTATATAAATTTGTAACTTCGACACTATATTTTCATCTTCAGTTTTACCTTTTATAATCATATCTTTTTGAGTTACAAAACAAGGATAAGTTATTGCTGTTGAAAATGTTATTTGACCGGCTTTATCAACAGAACTTTTATTTTTAATTTGGCAAGATTGTACTAAAAATTCTGCAAAATCATCAACTAAACTCATAAAATCACCTACGTATTAGAGAATTTGCCGGTTGTAAATCTTGATTCTGTTGCTTCGGTATCTGTTGCAATTGATGGTATTTCATATCCACCGGTTTCATATCTTTTCTTTAATCTAATTGCCAATTTTTCAAAATGGTCAACTAAATCTGACCAGTTAACTGATTGTTCACTACTTACTTTTTTAGTAACTTTATATGCATATTGAGCAATCAGAGAATCACATGCAAACATGGCTGCTAATAATGTATCATTTTTTGCATCAGCTAAAAAATCAGCAATTTCTAAATCCGTTAAAATTCCGACAGTTTCAGTATCACCAATTAATAATCTAACTTTATCCGCCGGAACAGTTGAAGGATTTCCGGTATATGCATTTGTCATAATACCACCTTATCATTTCAAAATTTCTATATCAATAGTATAGGTAAATGATTTTGCGACACCACCAGCAATAACGTGTTTCTCTCTAAGTATTCCCGTTATCGGACCTTTCCTTAAAGTTGCAGCATTCATAGCAGCATCAGATAAATTATGGAAATCGGCGGTTACATTTTCATTAAAGTTTAAAACTGCAATTTCAGTTTTAGCACCACCATTTCCCAATACTTGTGTAAAGTGTGTTAAATCATCCCAATTTCCATTTATCTTTTGTTGAACATAAACGTCTAATGTATCCCCAATAACATTAGCCGTTGCAGTTACATTTAGGGTTAATATTATTCCTTTACTACCAATTAAATTATTCTGTAAATTACATTCTGATTCTACACCGCTAATATTTTTAGCGGTATTTGTAACTAAACCCGGATATCCCATAATATCAGCTCCTAAAATAGATTTTAGATTGATCTATGTTAGATCATTCCAAAATACAACTAACTGATTATTACTTTCATCTGTACCGGCTGCCTTTGTCAAAACACCTGCACCAATTACATACTCTGACGTTCTATCGGCTAGAGTTGCAATAGCAGCCGCCGTAGTAAATGATAATACTGAAACAAGTTCATCGCCCACAACCATTCCTGCGATAGTTACATTTGCACCGCCCGCTGTACCGGCTGCTAAAGTTACTTTATTAAATCCACCGGCAAGTTTTACTTTAGTTACTTGTCCATTTTTTATATTTGTAGTTTCAACGCCATTTGCAGCAATAATTCCAGTTAGTACAGATAATGGTTGAAATGCAGAACTACCAAGTGCACCCATATAAGCAGGTTGAATTAGGAATAGTATTCTTCCAACAGTCGCACTTTTAACAGTAATAAATCCAACTACTTGAACAAATTTATCTGCTCCGGTAGGTGCTGATAATGTCCATTCTCCGGCGATATCGCTTAAATATACTTTATCGCCAACAACACCGGCATTAGTATTTAGAGAACCAACTTCATACTTTTCATAAACCCACCCTCTTTTACCAATTCCAATTTCAATAGGACAAACAAATTGTGCCGGTTTAAGCGTTACATCGGAATCACTATCTGCAATAGTCGGTAAATTATAAGTTGCATTGTAACCACTAATATAAACCAGACTTCCGGCTACAATAGCAACGCCGGTATCGTTATAAACTTCAATTGCTCCATAAAGTTGACCGCCAATTTTAAGACCGCCTAGAATACCGATTGCTTTTGTAATTAGGTTTTCCATTAAAACACCCCTTCAGTTTTTTGAATTGATTTAGAATCAATTTCAATTTGAGAAAGATATCTACATGAAATCAAATTTTCCAAATTTCTCCATGTAATAGCTTCAGCATACGGAATAATTTGACCGGCTTTAATTTCCGCCGTTTTTCCTTTAATAATTCCTATAAAATCTTTTAATACTCTATAACCATACATAAATATCACCTATAAAATAGATTTCCGATGCTTATGCAGCACCAGAAAGGAAGTATCCAAGATCAGAACCAATAATCTTATTATCCCATGCGATTTCGCCCTCAATTCTATCGCATTTCTTAGTATCAATTCTCATCTTAGAAATTGCAATATTAGTACCAAAACCGGCATAATCCCAAACGAATTGATAACCGGCTGAAGGGGTAAGCATTCCCGGCGTTGGAGCTACATAGCAAAGAAGCGCATTCTTTCCAAAGACAAAATCATAAGCCCCGGTCGCGCCTTCTTTGTTTGTTGCCTTGATTGCTTTTGCAACTAAAACTCTTTCAACTCCGAAAAGTTTTGCCATTAGTTGCTCTGTGACAGGATCGGAAGAGCTATATTTAATTCTATCAACAAAATCCGGGTGTTGCTTTAGAGTTTCAAATAATTCATATCCAAGAAGTAATGTGTTAGGCTCAAATCCAGTATTCTTAATTACTGTATTCTTTCCAGTTGCAATAACGCCAATTGGATTCGATCCTGCGAAATTGCTAAACTTAGTAAAACCGACATCTCCAACGATATCAGTTCCCCATTTTCCAGTTGTGAAAAAGTCAGTTACAAATTGAAGTTCTTGCCGTAGCAACAGTTTAGTAGTTACAAGCTCAGAGGCATCTTTATCTAGATTGAAAACTGAAGCTGCATTCTTTCTAATCTGATCGCCTATATCTTTGTGATGTGCATATACATCAGCAAAGTAAGTGTCTGAAGAAAGAGTATAACTTGATCCTTCGGATTCGGTAGCATCTGCTCTCTTCCCGGCATCATCTCTAAACCAATCATTCTTAGTATAAGTTGCATATCTATCAGATTGTTTTTGAACGGTTACAGTCGGGAATACTTGACTTGCAACAAAGTTAGTTTGTAGTTGCCTATAAGCAACAGAAATATTAGTCAGTAGACTATCAAAATTTACATCATTTTGTGTTGGGTCCATAATAATCATCTCCAAAAATTATTAAATAATATTATTTTAAAATTGATTTATGCCTTTACCATAACAGGCAAAGTTAGAATAACAGAAATATATTCATTTTGCGCAGTACATGCCTGTAATGCAATAGCACCCGGATACTGAGTTGCAACAGCTACTTGCCCGGTTCCGTTATCGTGAGGCGCGAGAATAGCTCCCTCATCGCAAACAGCATCCATCTTTAGTTTGGATTGTCCAAATACCATAACATTGCCGACTTCTCCAACAACTTCAGGATCATTTTGAAGAATCCCCAAAGCTACATCAGTTACCGCCGTTATCGGAGTAAGTAAACCATCAGCATCGAGTTTAACCCAACAATACTGATAAGCTGACATATCAACAGATACCGGAACGGAAACACTAAATAAATCTTTTTCACTTGCCATAATAATCAACTCCTAAAATTAACTTTTTACTGTTCTAGTATGTTTTTGCGTATATTCATTATACAGATTGCCATGAGTTTTCAGAACAAAATCAAGAGCTTGAGAATAATTTACGGTTGGATTTGCAGTAATATATTCTTTCGCGAGCTTATCAATCTGCGAATATGCGTCTGTTGGAGCATCGCTTTCTTTACCAACCTCGATAAATAAACCACTCTTTTGAATTTGTGCATTTGCAGCTTTTAGTATAACTGTAAGTGCCTCATAAGTTTCCTTTCCTAGCTTTTCAAAACATTCCTTAATAATTGGTCCCACTATTTTAGAATCACCCATAACCGGGAAAGTTTCTTTTGCAATATCAATAAATTCCTTATTTAGTCGTGCAGTTCTTTCTGTATCTGCCTTTTTCATCGCATCCTTTGCAATTCTATCAGATACTTCTAATCTGGCATTTAGATCAGCAATAGTTCTTTCAAGTTTTTGTTCTTTAGATAAATTTGCTTCATTCTTTTCCTTCTCTAGTTTTTCAGCATCAGCTTTTTCCTTTGCTATTCTATCAGCTTCGATTGTTGCATCAGCATCAGCCTTTTCCTTTGCCAATCTTTCTGTTTCTATTTCAGCATCAGTTTTAACCATATCAACCACTCCATTTTTTTCTTTATCTATAAACCATAAAGTACCATTTCCATTCTCGCCTTTTCGACAAATAAATTTTTTATTATTTGCGCCATAAACAACAATAGAAATTTCTTCAATGATTATATTAGATAATAACATTGTACTTGGTGAAATTTTTATATCACCATTTTCTATTTGTGCATCATTAATTGGGGTTCTTTCCCCCCATCCACCAATAGAAAAACTATTCAATTCTTCATTCTTAATTTGTTTCCAGTATTCATCATTAAGAACTTTAACGGCAATTACCATAGAGCCTTTTATTACCATATTATTATTATCATAATATTGGTTTTCATCAGCTATATAACATTCAACTAATGAACAATCTTTTGCTAATTCCTGATGTCTATAACCAATAATTCGCGAATTTTGTATATAATCATAACATGCTTCCTTAATTGTATTCGCCAAAATAATATCATCCTGTAAATCAACAGTATCCGGCTCTAAAACAACCCCTTTAATAATTCTTTCCTCATCATATATTTTAAGAATGCGTGAATTAATAGTTTTATGCAAAACAATTTTTTCCGCCATAAAAAATACACTCCTATTATCGAGCTTGAATATATAGACTCACCTTTTGCAATCGATACCAGTATCCTTTATTTTGCTGCCAAATAAATAGTACATCTACATTGAGGATGCAATGGTGGACTTTCTGTAAAATGTGTTTCACTCATATACTTCAATCCCACATTTTTAAAATTGCTACCAATATCAACTTTTTGGTTTTTCATTTGGATGCATCTATCGCATAATCTATCATCTGGTGTTATCATCCAAGCTAAACAATACTTATTTTTATCAATTATGCCTCTGTCAACTTGATCTTTATACATTGCCAAATTTCCATAATTAGATGCACTCATAGATTCAGTTCTAGCAATAACTGTAGCTCTTTGCCTAATCATTATTTTTCTGCGATCTTCAACCATTTTTTCAATGACTTTCTCTGGATAACCATCTTTATATAATGCATTTTGGTAACTCATTAATGCGTTATATCGTCGTTCATCCAATCCAATAAATTTAGAAATACTTTGCGCAGCTTCTTTGTTTGTAAGTTCGCCCTTAAAACTTCTATTCAAAACTGAGGTTATCGCATCATAAGTTTCCTTATCAATATTTTTAATCTTTAGGCTTGCAAATTGATTAATATACCTAAATGAATAACTCATTTTTGGATCTGTATTAAACTTCATAATATTATTAGTCATTTGAGCAGATTTAAACGCCGTATCTCTAAAAGTTTTTTGCATTTTCATTAACTTTTCGGTTGTTAATTGCCAATTTAAAACTGCATGAACATTAGCCGCATTTCCAGTTATAACAGCATTCATTAACAACGTAGGATCAATAGATTTTCGTTGAAAATTCATAGCTCTTAAAAAATTAGCAGCAAATAAAGGAGCCGCTTTATCTGCAATTTCTAATATTTTTGTCCATAAATTTTTTGATGCTTTTAAATCAATTGGTATTTCTTCCACACAATCACCTCAAAAAATTAATGATTTATTTACTCTTTTGGTGGTTCTTCTTCCGGTTCTGTTGAGATACCATCTAAAATATCTTCTTCAGGTTCCGGTAAATTTGCAACCCTCATAAGTTTTTTAACTAACTCATTATTCGGGAATAGTGGTACTCCGCTAGAAGCTAAAGACTTAATATAATTGCCCAATTCAGTAAGATCTACTGATTCAATGTCTCCATGTTCAATTGTTGGCAATTCTTCCAGATTATCACCATTCAAAGTAAACAATTCTACAACAGCATCATTATTAAAAGTGTCTCTAATAATATCAAGAATTACCCCTAATGCAATAGCAAACAATGCAGTTTTATTTGAAGCTAACGCAAAACTTCCCACTTGTTGAGTTCCGAGCATTATAAATTCGGCCATTAATGTTTGAGCTATTCTAGTATGATATCTTTCAATAACTTTCCCTATATCTGTAGCTTGTGATGCATTGGGCAATCCAATCATTTGCAAATCATATTTCTTATGTCCTTTATCGTCATATTCCAACGGAAATAGCAAACCATCACTTTCATTCTTTTTCATATTTTCGATTG